TCAGAACCAAGTGCCAGTCGCGGTTACCTTCTCCATAGCACCCTGAGCAAGCTTCCATCTTTCGACCCTGCGTGTGTAAACTTCACTCGTTTTGGCTTCGGAATGACCGAGTATCGCCATGATCTCGTATTGGGTGCAACCCATTTCAGCCAACACCTCTGCCAGACCTTTCCTGACCCCGTGAGCGGACAGTTCGTTTAGGCCGGCATCGCGGCACCAATGCTTGAACATTGCGGACATTGCGTCTCCGCTGGCGTATGGATTGCCACCTCTGCCGAGAACGTATGTGTTGCCTTGCACTGTTGCCGATCTCGTTGCTGCTTTCAGCGGTGCGAACAAGGGAAGGGATACTTCCGACGACCCGCGCTTCAGCGGAGTCCAGCGAAGCGCCTCGATCCCATCGATGACGCATTCGAATTTCCGTCCAAGGATCGTCAGGTCTTCAATTCGGCATCCGGTCCACAGCAGAACGTTCATGGCTATATAGGGCTTGCTACCGTATTTGTGGGTGGCAAAGAACTTTTTGACATCCGCTGCCTTCCACGGTGTGGCGCCTTCGCCCTTGCGATATATCTGCTTGATGCCCTTGGCTGTGTTCTCAAGAACATATTTCCGCTCGACAGCCCAACCGTACATGACGCTAACAGCTTCCATGAGTGCGTCGGCCTGTGCCGGCGTCGACCCCATCTTGTCCTGCATCTCAATGAGCTTTTCCCGCGGAATGAGCATTTTCCTGTCCGGTTCGACAATTAGCCGGTTGAGAAGATTACGCTTTTTCTTCACCGTTTTTGCGCTGGTTGTTCCGGCCTTCACGCGCTCTTCCAAATATTCGAAGTAGCTTTGAACAAGCCACCCGATAGATTTCGGTGCTTCCTGCTCGGACGCTTTCTTCTCCTGCTCCGGTTTTTCTCCGCGCCTGGCTATCCAGTATTGGCGGATAAACTCGTCTGAGCCGAACTCCCCGCTTATCTGGATGCGCTTGCTGTGTTGGCCTTTCGGCCTGACGCGATAAATGACCGTGCCTGAAGGAAGTTTCTGCTCAATCAGGCCCGGATAGTCGATTTTCATTTGAAGCCTCACCAATCTTTGAGGCCTCCATCATTTTCAGCTTCTGTCGCGCCCTCAACGGTATTGACGTGGATCTCGACCTGTCCACCGTTTACGCACACCTTATCCACAGGCAGGCCTGCAGACTTCATCGCGGTGAGGGCGGCTGTGATAGCTCTTTCGCTGGCTCTCGATCTTCTGGCGATTGTTCTGGCTTCCTCCGTCATCCCTCGCTCCTTTCAAGCGCCGCTCGGTTGCTCATCAGCGCATTGCGGCTTGTGACCATGGTGTAGCCGTCGCCAAACCGGACGAGACAACTATTCATGACCTTGGTGCGGATCAGGACATCGCAGGGCTGGCCTTTACGGCCTTGGCGGTCCCATCGGTAGATGTATGGCAGGTGCTGGGACAGCACCGCTCCTCTTTCTCAAACCACTGCAAGACCTGGCGCGGAGTGTCGAAAAAACCAGCCCGCGCTATACGGCCGCCGTCACAATCAAGGGCACACCAACGATTATTCATAAGCTTTGCGGCAAGCCCCACCACCTCTCCCGTATCGGAGATAATTCGGCGCATGTCCTTTCCAGCGGATTCCATCTTCATCACCGCTCCTCCGATTGCAGGGCGCTCTCAAGAGCCGATTCCGGGTAAATCTGGACAGGGCCAAATGCCTTATCCAACTGGACGGCATATCCGCGCGGTGTCTGCTCGGTGGAGTATGTGCCGACGACGCGGCCTTCCCACCATGAGCCGGATTTCTTGCGCACCAGATCGCCATCGGCAAATGCCCAAGCTGTCTTTGCCTCGTACAGATTGTTGCGTGGCAGCGGCGGCAGTCCTTTGTTCGGGTCTCGCTGGCTTGCCTTTTCGGATTTGGGGAAGGGGGCGGACTTGATCGTCTGCTTCGGGCGGGTGATGCCCAGATGCTTCTTTCGAACAGCATCGGTCTTAGCTTTCACCTTCATCTCGGTGGCCGTCTTGACCTTGTGAGGGGCATAGAGCGCCGGCGCCAGATTGCTTTCTCTATGCTGACCACCGAGGATGAGGGCGTGGATATGCTCCAGCTCCCATTTCTCACCAGGCTGAATTTTGCGGCCGGTCAGGTGGCATATGCCGTTATGCCGGTCGAACACGCGCTGGCGGACCCGTGGTGGCACTCTGGCGTCATCCGTCTTGCCTACCCACTCGTCTACTGTCCGGGCCATCAGTTATGCCCTCTCAGCGCGTGTGTCATCATGTCCCGCTTGCGGCGTTCCAGATCGCGGACACGTCCTGTCTTGCCGTGGGATTGCTTTGCCTGTCTTATCTCGGCGTCGATCTCGGTTTGCCAGTTGTATTCACGGGCAAGCTTCCGTCTCGACTTCCAAGCGAGCCAGTGGTGGATGGCGCGTCTAATGAGGCGGTTCATGCTGCCACCTGCGCAATCTGGTCGATGTTGCCGTGGTGGACGGTGAAGGTGTAGGCGACTATCCACGGGTTTTCTTCCCATGCTCCAGCGCCGTTGATGTGGTTCCACAGTCTGCCGTAGCATTGCGCCATCGAAAGATGGCCGTACTGCTCCCGGTCTCCGTGGAATACCTCTGGCAGAACATCGCCGGGATAGTTGCCGCCAAAGCATTCGGCATCCGCGTCAGCCTCGCTGATGTCCTGCAACCGCTCCACCCGCACGTCGGTGACGATCAGCGTCAGGCGGGAAGCATGACGAGGCATAAAAATCGACGGTAACCACTTGGAGATTTCGCCATCGACCGTCCCACCGTCAGCGCGATAGAAACCTCCGTCCGCCAAAGCCTGCACGCCCGGATCGTTGTGGGTAAGGGCAGACAAGGGAGCCCATGTTTCACGCACCCACAGGCGATCACCAAGTTTGATCGGGATATCGACTTGGCGCCAGCTTTCGTTGCCGTGGTCAAGCACATATGAATCGGACCATGTGCCGTCGAACAGGCTTGGGCGATGCTTCCCGCGTGGCTTGATAAGGCGCCGCGTCTGTGTCTTCGTGCCAGCCAGCAACGCGCGGATCATTGGCGCGCTGAAAAGGATAGGACGGTCAGCCATCGACGCCTCCCAGATCAGAAGCCTTGCAGTCCAGCACCTCGGCGTAATACTCGACCGCCGACTCCAGACTGGTGTTGCCCTTCGCAATCGCACGCAGCGACATGCTGATCGCCTTCGCCTTTTCCAGACCGGCGGAAGACAGCTTTTTCATCTCGCCTTCAGACCAGCCCTTTTCGACTTCCTTCCATGCCTCAGTCGGCGCTGTAGCGGCCATCGGCAGCATTTCAGCAGCAAACCGGATAAGGATATCGCGCTCTGGATCGGTCGAGGCCGGAGCATCGGAGGCGGGGACTTCATCCGCTCCGGCCTCATCTACTGGCGTCATGCCAGCGTTATCCGACGACTGGGCAGGGGATTCATCGTCGGAATTGGTGTTGGGCAGTATCTCGCCCGTGAGAGCTGTTTCCGTCTCCGAATGGACGAATGCCGCGTCAAAGCCTTCGCGCTCTTCCTCGGGCTGCTGTGGGGCTTCCTGAGCGGCGCGGAGCCTTGCCATGACCGACGGCTGCGCCGGTGTGATATCGCGGGCGTTGTCGGGGCCGACGTGCTGGTAATCCTCGACTTCTTCGCGTACCTGCATGCCCTTGGTCACATCGGCGTAGACGTCACGAAGGCACCAAGCGCGGGCTCGCATTTGCAGCATTCGCTTCGGGTATTTGTACCACGGGCTGTCGTTGTCTTTCTGGTAGGTGCCGCCATCCCGCGATTTCTTCGTGATCCGGGCTTCCGTCTGCCACAAGCCAGCCTTCTTGGCATCGACTACCGAGAACGACATTTTGACAGGGCGCGGTTCGCCTTTGCGGTGTGTCTCACAATGAGCGATCATCTCGTCACCTTCGCCCTCAATCCACTCGGTGACATAGAGGCAAAGCGGGGATTTGCGGACGACGCCGATAAGTGCATCACCCCAGATGCACGGACGATTGTTGATGACGGCCACAGACTGAACGGAAGCCATAGGCGGCATGCCGATTTCAAGGCCGGCGAGCATGGCGATCATGACCTTCTGTGGGCTGTCGAAGCCACTCGGGGCCATGCCAGACATATGGATCGCCTCGGCCAAACGGAATGCTTCCTCGATCGACTGTGGTACGATTGCGGAAATTGCGCCGCCGGCAAGAAGCGCAGGTTTGGAAGGGCGTTCGTTATTCTTGGCAAGCTGGTTCACGCTGCGGCCTCCAGTTCAATTTTGATTCGAGTCTTTGCCCATCCGGGCATCTCGGCGTAGGAAATGGCCTTGTCGAAGCCGTCGTAGCCTGGCCAGTCGTTGCGCTTCAGGCACTCGTTGACCGTCGCAATGGCCTTGCGGGCGAGCGCTTCCCCGAGGTCGATATCCTCGTCTTTCAGCTGCATAACCCGCACGTCATAGGGGGGGGACTTCTCTACAAACACGAAGGTGAAGCTGGAGAATGCGTCGGCGCCGAGGATTTCGCGGACCACCATGCGGAGCAGCCCGGCCTGAACATGATAGCCGTGCGAATAGATCGCCTTGGACAGGCTTTCATCATCCACACTGGCGGCTGTCTTCAAGTCGACAAAGTCGCCGCTGTCGTTCGGCACCACATCCGGCCGCGCCTTCAGCCAGATATCGCCGTGCTTGCAGAAGATGCTGCGCTCGATGCGACCGTTCAGAATGCCGAGGCGGATAGCCTCCTTGCTCTGGAGCGAGTTGGCGATGTGGCGTATATGCGAGATATCGGTGTCGGTGATGACGACGCGGCCGGCGTTCTTCTGATCGGCAAGCCACTTCTTGCACCAGTTGGAATTGCCGCTCCAAGGCTTCTTGTTGCCTTTCTCGTCGGGATATTTCTCCGGGCGCAGGACATAGCGCTCCTTGAAGCCTTCTTCGCCCAGCAACAGCATATGGGCCGCCTTGCCGAACTCCAGGCTATCCTTCTCCGGCTTTTCAAACGGATTGGGATTGTAGGGCGAGAAGCCCCAATATTCGGACGGACGCTTTAGCACGGCGCGAAGGCCTGAGCTTGAGATAGAGAAGCCGTCAAACAGTTCGGTATCGCTGTGGTAGGCCTCAATCGGAACGCCGCTGTAGACCGCGCCCAGCTTGATTTGCGAGCCGTCCCAGACGCGATCCCGTCGAAGGCCGCCGATTAGCTTCCCGGCAATGCCGCTGATGTGCTGGAACCTGTCCTGATCGACTATCTTTTCCACGCGCTGACCTCCTGATTGATAACCGCCCGTTCCTTCAGGACGCTCTCAAGCGCCAAGCACCCGCCGAACATGAGGCTGCAGGACACGAGAACGAGGGTGAGTTGTTCGATGGAGCGCATCTTGCGCTGGGCGGCCTGGTAACGCTTGTCGATCGCTTCGATGCGTTCGATCAGTGCGTCCGCTTCTGGTGTGTTGGAGAAAGCGGAGGGCATCACGATCTCCCTTTCGAAGCATAGAGCGACAGACGTTCTTCGACGCCCTGAACCAAACCCTCGTTGAGCATGGCCGCTGCTTTGCGCGGGTCGCCGTCATGGTATGCGTCGTCGTGGTTCTGGTCGAAGCCCTCAGCGACAACCTGTCTCTGGCGCTCCAACAACACGTCTTCAACTGCCTTGCTCATTATCCTGCCCCTTATCTGTTACTCTGACAAAGCCGGTGGGTTGGTTAGGAGGATTGGGCAGGGGCTAGAAGTTCAGCCCCTTTGCGGCGCGTGATGTAGCGCTCAACTTTCTCGGCCCATTTTGTAACTTCTGCCAGAGATCGGCCTTCAGCGACGATGTGCGGCGGACAGCACGCATTCCCGCACATCGTTTCGACCTCAAGAGACCCTTGCCAACCGAATGCTTTGTTTTCTATTGCATCCACGATGTCTGGGCTGGCTTCGTAGAAAACTCTGGCTCGATAGACACACTCAATCTCTGCCATCTTCTTATCCCGCTTTGCTGTGGTTACTTGGTGGGGGTGGGGTAAGAAGCATTGAGCGCCGCAACGATGCGGTTTGCTTCAATTTCCCAGTAGGCGACCTCGTAAGCCAAGGCTCTTTCGTCGCTAATCGGCATTTGCGTGTATCGAGCGAACGTCGCTAGTATGTCACCCTGCGCATCACGGATATGAACCTCTCCATCCTTGTCTGTCTCGACACGGAAGGGCGCTTCGAACGCCGGTTCATTTTTCGGAAATATGTCCTTTAGGACTTTGAGGCTCAGCGTCATATCCCTATCCCTTGTCTGAAGCCCTATGCGGGGCGGCTCAAAATGGCCCGTCGTCGTAATCTGAGTGCTTGGGGTCGGTTTCGGCTTTAACCGCCAGAAGGGCGTCTGCCATCGCGTAACGGACGCGGGCTGAAAGCATGAACCGTTCCGAATTTGGGATTGACCGCCACCAGATTTCGAAACCACCGAGGGACGTTTGCTCGTCAGACCAGACCTGACCGGCCGAGTAGGTTAAGCCGGCCATAGAAACGATCTCGGCAATGCCTGGCTGATCTGCATGGATCGCCGCATAATCGCGGTGCGTCATGCCTTCGAAGCTTGCAGGATACCCATCAACGTAAGAGTGGTTACCGGGGAAAGCTGAGCCGCCTGTTGTTTTTGCTCGTTCGCTCATCGTCTTACTCAGCCGCTTCCAGATGCCCGCCGAGATCAGCGCCACGGACGAGCGGATCGACCGAACGCGACGGGAAAACCATGTCGGGATGCGCGGCATACCGATCGAACTTGACGACCTCGCCGCCGAACTCTTCGGCATCGTCGTTCGCTTCACCTTCGCTGCGATACTCAAACACGTCGCATTCGTCGGTCGTGAACTCGGTTCCGTTGAAAACACGGGCACCGTCTTCAATCCTGTATCGGGTTACCCATGCCATCGCGTTCATCTCCGGTTAGTGGTGGCAGCGAGATCGGCGGGTGAGGCGTCTTCGTCGCTGCTGATGGAGATTGGTGTATCGATAATCGAAACGAATGTAAATATTGTGTAGCGAAATTCGATGCAAATTTGTTGCGCTAATCGATACGCGGGTCTATTGATCGCGCATGAACCTGAAAAACGACGACGGCCAGTCGGCCGCAGCCTTCTATGACAAGCGGCGAAAGTGGCTCGATTTCATCTGTGAGATGGATGATCTATCGGATCGCGCCTTCCGCGTGGGCTACTGGCTGGCGAAGCGAATGAACGGCGACGACCAATCTTGCTGGTATGGGGTTAAGGAAATCGCCAAGCGGCTCTCCATGTCCGAGGACAAGGTTCTGCGGGCTGTTGCTGAGCTTGAAGGCGAGGGCGTTCTGATCGTGATCAGAGAACACCGGAAGTCGAACGTCTATTACATCCGGTTACCGTTTGAATAATTCCTTGGGTCGCAAATCTGCGGGTCAGTAGGGTCGCAAATCTGCGGGTCCAATCTATAAAGCTGAATTTCTAAATGGTTATTTGTTTATAAGGTTCTTGCTCTGAGGGTAATTGGTAGAAACGGTAGAGAAGGGAAGGATCTCTACGTTACAGCCGTATATTTCTGATGTGGGTGTTGGACCATTTCCGGAATGGTGTAAGTGATCAGGCCGTCCGACAAAAGCTGTTGAATATACTTACTCGAAACGTGAGCCGGCCGCTTACCAATCAGATCTGCAATTTCTGCTAGGGATAAATCTCTCCATTTGCACATCCGAAAAATCAGATCATTGGCCGCCTCTGCATTAAGTCGCGGTGATAGCTGGGCTGTCTTGACTGCTTTGCGAAGCTTTTCCGGCATGGCTGAAAGTAGTAGGTTTACGTCCGTGTGATTTCCCTCAAAGGTTTTGGCATCTATGGTAGTGGCACGCCCTTGAGTTGAACCATCTGTGTTAGTGAGACGAACAAATTCTGGGCCTGGTAGGTAACTAGTTCTCGCTCCCTTATCCATTTCGGTAAGCAAATCCATAGTCCTGAGCTTCCTCAGGTTTTTGCTTGATGTCAGCGTGTCTACCCCGTTGATGCTTCTATAGACCGAGTTATTTATCGCCCCGACTTCTCGCACGAAGATCAGACCCTTCATTTGATCTTCTGTTAATTCTAGCCCTTTGAAGTTAGCTAGCCAATCGATGTCGGCCTGATCGAGAAAGTGATGAAAGAGGAATGATGCAGTAAACTCGTCGATTGTTCTGTCGGAATCGAAAGTCGGAGAAGCCAGCCCGGCCTTGGCCATCATCTGCTTCATGACTTTAATCCCACTTCCCTTCGTCTCGGCAAATCGTGTTTCGTGCAAGACTTCAGCAATATGAGGGTTTCTAAGAGTTGAACCGGATTCGTCGAACCGCTCCTCAGACTTAAGCGAATAGCCAGGGTTCCTTATCTCAATTCGGTTCGGATATCTGAGTATTTGAACTGGTTTATTCACTTTGTAATTTCGGTGCATCAAGGAATTGATCACGGCCTCTCGGACCACGCGATGGGGTATCACAGGCGTTTCGGTTCTTTGGGCAGAGTGCTGTGCTTCAATTCGAAACGCTTTTGGTAGATCGTCCGTAATCGCGGCCATGATGCGATTTGCAACCAGCAAAAGTGGTCCGCGCATTTCTATAGCTTCGAATGGCGATTCAACATCTTCTGCCCAGCCATGAGAACTAACTCTAATGTAGTCAAAGCGGTGGCTTGGGAAAAGGCGTCGAAGAGAGGCTGGGGCGCCGAAAAGTAAAATTCCGGCCAACGTTACCCGAAGTTTTCCCTCAATTCGTTTGACGGCGTTCAGCGATACGAGCATGTCCTCGTCAGACATTTCAAGCTCACTAGCTGAACTGTATGCTTCCTTTCGAGCTTTCCGGTAAGCTCGGATCGCCGACTGATCAAGGTCGTTCCAAGAGGCCTCCCTCACAATCTGACTATCAGCGGTTTCGTGGCTTTGGTCGGAAAAGAATGCGGTCATATCTTCATCTGTGCAGCGGACATCTGTAGGTCCCGACCGACGATATGCACCTTTGGGTAGCCCAACCGCCTTGAGATATAACGGCTTTTGGGATTTTGGTAGCTCTGGGACTGAAACCTTAAGTACTGTTTTTCTTCCAACCCGTTCTGCATCGATGTTCAAGTGAAAGGGATTGTTGAACATGGATGCGCAGGCAGAAACGATGTCACTGCTTAATTTGTCTGGATCATGAACGCCGGTTGCGACATAAAAAGGGAACAGTCCCATCTCCCTCTTGACGCCAAGTAGGATGACTCCGCCGCCAAGGCCAGGTTCATTGGCTAGTGCACAGACTGTTTCGTAGAACGACCGTCCAACGTCCTTGCCGCCAATCTCCTTAGCTTCCAGATCTTCTGTTTCATCAATATCGTTCAGACGCTGAATTAGCTTCGTGGCGCTTTCCTTCGATATCACGTAAATCCCCCTGATGACGCGAACCGAATAATTCCTTCCGATGCTTTTGATCCCTTAGCCAAACCGCTTGTCTGAACACGCATCGAGTCCCGCGTGGGGCGCGCTTTGCATACTCTGGTATGCTTGACGCACGTCATACCGAAAAGACTCCACTTGCAAATGTTCTCATTTCGTTCACTATTAGGGAAAGCTGAAAAAGGCAGTGTCCGGGGAGTAGAAAGTTGGCAATAAATCATCAGATTCGGGTGGTCGATAATTCCCACGAGAAGACTGTTGAAGACTTTAAGGACTTTGCCGCTGACGAGACCTTGGAAATCAAGCGCCTTCTTGGACGCGTCCAGCGAGATGCTGGTTCGATATCCGAAACGATGAAGAAAATTCACGGCGGCGAGTGGACGGTCAGCATCAATCATGAGAACTGCTTTGTGATTGTTTCTCAGGATTTTTCATAGTCTTGAGCTTATCTTCGACCATCGCAATTATTTGCGATTGCTGATTGCTATTCAGCCTCACGATTTTTGCAAACAGATCCACCAACTTCACTGAGAAGTCGGCGCGTAATTTCGCGCTTTCTTTGGCCCGCGGCTCAGAATTCGAAGCTGGAGCTTCCTGGCTTTCTAAACCCGGAATGGGATAGCCGGTTGCTTTCCAAATTGAGAGCATTTCGTCAGCCTTCAGATCGCGATCGCCGGACAATATCTTGTTTAAGATCGACCGATTTTCCGACCAGCCGTACTTCTCCGCGAGCAAGCGGCCGAGTTCAGCCTGCTTTAATCCAGAGTGCTCTAACGCCTTATTTGCCCATTCTTTCATGAGTTTAGATGTATCGTATTTCGAAACATTAGTCTGTTTCCATTATCGATACGAATTTCCTTGCAAGATGTTTCGAAAATCGATACAAACTGCGTATGGAACCAGCACGCACAATCATCGACCGTTTAGGCGGTCCCACCAAGGTCGCCGGAATAGCTGGCGTCCACCGCACCCGTGTTTCCAATTGGGCGCGCAAAAAGGAAGACGGCGGTACAGGCGGCGTCATCCCCTTCAAGCATGTGCCAGCTCTCTTGGCCGCGGCGAAATCGCTGGGGGTCGGTCTATCGGCTGATGATTTTCTCCCCGTCGAGGAGACCGCAGCATGACCAATTGGAACCACGACATATCCGCCGCACCGCGCGGCAAGATGGTGCCTTACACCCGCAAGGGCAAAGATGGGCAGGTACAGTCCGAGCAGTACCGCAAGGAGTACATCCTCGCAGTGGATGCCCACGGGGTTGTTTCCCAGTCCTACTGGATACCGCCGCGCTACACGCAGTCTGGCGGACTTCTGGAAGGCAATCGCTGGTCTGGCTTTAATCCCGGAGTTGATCCGATCGCTTGGGCGCCATGGCCTGAATATCATTTTGAAGAACCCCAGCGCCAGCAGGGTACGGACGGCGGCGAAATCGCTGCAGTGAAGGTCATAGACCGACTGGCGAACGCCGCTGGCGTTGAACCGTCGCCGTCCGATCATTTCATTCTCGAAGACGTTGGCGGTGGCGCATGACCACCCCGAAAGCAAAGCTACGAGAAATCCTATTCGACCTCTCTGTCCAGCATCAGATCGAGGGATACGAGAAATCCGAACCGAAGCGGCCGGTCGAAATTCGTGAGGGGAAATCGTCATGATGCAAACAGTTGAGGATGCTTTCGACGCCATAGGCGATGCGATGAAGTCATTGGAAAATCACCATGAAGGAATGATGGTGATCGACGCGGTTAACTCGGCGCCGGCGGATCATGAAGTTCATAAGCTCATCGCCCTTGCTTATCGCTGCACCGCTTGCGGGGAATCCGGATTTGTCTGCGAGGTTCTTTTGAACCGGAATACCGGTTACGCCGCGTGCCCTGACTGCTTCACCGAGCAGCAAATGGTTCTTCTTGAAGGGGGCAGGGCATGATCGCCTCTATGCACCCTGATCAACAGAAACTCCTAGTATGGGCATCTGTGGCTTTCTCGACGTTTGTTGCATCGCTGGTGGTGGCTGCCGTGATGGCCCACCTGGCCGCGACGAGGAAGAAATAACCTTCAACAATCTGAGCGGCACGTCCCCCTGACGCTCAGCGCTGGTCGCTTTCATCCCGTTCCCGATGGGCGGCCAGCACTCTTACCAAAGTCCTCCCCCGCAGCCTTGCGATGACTGCGGCGAGGGGGACTTCAAAGGGAACAAACCCGTCGAGTGCGGCGGACAGGGAGACATCAGACTGATTGGCGTCAGTTCCGTTGTCTCCCTCGATTTCAGTGCCTCTGTGCATGTGCATAGGCCTCCGTTGAACGAGGTCAACTTCGCACAGAGGAACGACAAGGTGTTGGGACATTACGACAAGGATTTGGGAACTCACCCCAAGAGAGTTTCGAGCAGGAAGAAAGTAATGAGTGCCGTTTTCGAAGCCAGAGACACGTTCAGAGCCGCATGGCCGATCAGTCACTACGGGAAGCTGGACAATGTTTTCTATCACGCGGTCAGGTTCGTAGCTCCCCGCGTCTCCAAAGAGTTCACGCAACGCCGTGCCCGATCAATCTACGAGGGAACGGCGAGGCGCATCGATAGCGAGGAAATGGATGCCCTTCGAGAAGCCGAACAACAGCAAGCAAGGATCGAGGCAACGGAACTCCGCGCCCGTCTGGCTTTGCTGGATGAAAAAATTGCCTCGTTCAGCACGGCTGTACCTGGCGAAACGATGGAGAGCTAAGGCCGGAGACCGCGTCGTCTGGGCCGAAAAAATTCTGGAGGATGACAATTGAAAACCGCAGAAATCTTTCTCCCGTGGCCAGACAAACGCCTATCGCCAAACGCTCGATACCATTGGGCGCAGGTAGCACGCGCCAAGAAGGCAGCGAAGCGAACCGCCCATTACCTCGTTCTGGAAGCTGGCATTGGTAAAATCAACGCCACCGCCATCAATGTGAAGCTGTCGTTCTATCCGCCGAGCAAGCGCCACTACGACGCCGACAACCTCATAGCGTCCCACAAGGCGGCGCTGGACGGCATTTCGGATGCCATCGGCATTGACGACAGCAAATTTATCATCAGCGCCACGCCCCATGGCCCGGTCGAAAAGAACGGCATGGTGAAGGTGTCTTTGTCTTGGGAAGACGTGAGCCAGGTGGCGGCATGAGCCAGAACACTTCATCCGCAGTCATGCAGCAGCGTTCCGAACCTAAGCGCTCTCTCGATGACTTCCCAACGCCGCCGTGGGCTACAAGAGCGCTTTGCGATGCACTCAAGCAGTATGGACATGATCTTTCGAGCCTGACAGTTCGCGAACCGGCCGCTAATCGCGGATTTATGGTTCGTCCCCTGAAAGAGTATTTCGCAGACGTGCGGGCAAGCGACATAGCAGACTACGGCTTTGGTTGGCCCATCGAAGATTTTCTTTTTCCTTATGAGATCGAGGAGGTTGATTGGACGATAACCAATCCTCCATTCACCCTTGCCGATCGCTTCGTTGAACGTGCGCTTGAAACCAGCCGCATCGGTTGCGCCATCATCGTCCGCTCTGCTTTCCTCGAAGGCGTTGGGCGGTATGACCAGCTATTCCGCGATAACCCACCGGCTTTAGTCCTGCAATTCTGTGAGCGAGTTGCCATGGTCAAGGGTCGCGTTGACCCCGACGCATCAAGCGCCACCGCCTATTCGTGGGTCGTCTGGGTCAAAGGCGAAACAGATACTCGCCAAAGATGGATTCCGCCGTGCCGGAAGAAGCTGGAGCGCAAGGACGATTACGCAGATTATTCGGAGGTGGCAGCATGACCCCGCACCAAATCGAGCAATTCGAACAGTTCTGGAAATCCTACCCGCGCCGGATCGGCAAGGGAGCGGCCCGCAAGGCCTTCGAAAAAGCCCTGAAGCTCGCCAGCTTTGAAGAGGTCATGACCGGGCTTCAGCGCCAGATCCCATACTATCAGAGCCGTGAACAGCAATTCATCCCGCACCCGACAACGTGGCTCAATCAAGAGCGATGGGCAGACGACCCGCAGCCAATGCGAGAGCGCCAGCGCGGCAATATGGCCGACTTCGGACGTGAAGTGATGGAGATGTACTATGACCGCACAAACACAATTCCGTCCTCAAGTCATTGAAGCCCTCACGGTCCTGTGGCGTGCGCTGCCGCCAAGAGGCGTGACCGACGAGCGCGGAACCATGGTGGATTACTGCTTCGCTCTGGCCGACTGCTCGGCGGAGGCGGTCTACAACACGGTCAACAACCTGCGCGCCGGCAAGATTGAGGAAGCCAGCAAGAGCTTCTGCCCGAAGGCTCCAGAGCTTGCAGTGTTGGTTCGCAGCGAGCAGGCGAGGATTGATGCGGTCAACCGGCCGAAGTCGATACCGTATCAGGCCCCGCCACGCGATTACCTCGTGCATGTGGTCAAGCAGAGGCAGAAAGCCAACGAGCTGGCCGCACAAGGCTTCCGCTGCATAGCTACCGGCGTCGATCACCCCATGTCCCTGAACATGACAAAGAAGAAAGAGCGTGGTGTCGGCTCAATCTGGTTCGCTTCCCTCCAAGAAGTATGGGAGCCGCCGCATGTGTGATTGCCCGCTCTCCGAAACAGAACTGCGCGTCGTGCGCTGGCTTTCCGATGGGAAGGACTGTCAGGACATCGCCATCATCCTTGAGCGCAGCAAGATGACGGTTACCCGGCATATCGCTTCGGCCTACGACAAAACCGGCACCCACAACATGCAAGGCCTCGTTGCCTTTGTTCTTCGTAAGGGGTGGCTGGAATGACGTGCCCGCTTACCGAAAACGAGCTTGAGTGCGTGCGGCTTCTGGCCATCGGCAAGACCTACGAAGAGCAGGCCATCATTCTCGACCTAACCCGGGTTGCCGTCATGTCCCGCCTTGATGACGCCCGCCGGAAGGCAAACGTCCACAAAAGCACCGCGCTCGTCGCCAAGGCGCTTCGGGAAGGATGGATCGCATGAACCCCATCCAATGGAACGGCTCAAGCATCTCGAGGAGGTTGGTGTGATGGAACAGCTCTCCATGTTCGACCTGATGATGCCGCCAGCGCCTCCGGTGGTCGTCAAACCATACCAGCCGCCGCCGCGCCGAGAGTTCATGACCCGCGCCTATGGTGTCTGGGAGCCTATGGAAATCAACGAGCACCATCGAGACCCTATCGAGATAGAAGTTCGCGGCATTCCTACGCTCATTAGGTTCTCTTCTGTCTTCCAGACCTATGCCGTCGAGCCTGCTGGTTCTTTTTACTGGTCAGAGACAGGGTTTCGTAGCTTCGCTGGCTATTATCAGGTCGGAGGCAACAACGAATATACCCCCGATGAAATCCGCCAGATCATCGAAGGCATGATCGACAGCAAGCACGGATGCAACGGCAAACTCACGAAGTGGTGGCCGGATTACTGCCTGCGGTGGCGCTGGGAGAAATGGTTCGAATCCCGTTGTGAAAGAGAAATCACATGGGCGCAATGGGGGCCGGAGAAGCATGCCGAGTGTTGGGCGAAACACGATGCTGAACAAGCTGCGGCCCTTGCAAGGATGGAAGCCGAAGGCATCGACCCGAAAGAGGTTTGGAGAACGTATCGATGACGAACAAATACGATTCCGGCGCACAGATGACGCCCCGCGGCTGGATAGCCTGGTATCGCGATCCGGTCTGGCCAGAGAACCGGGTTCTCCGAGACGGCAAGTACGACATCATCTTCCCGAGCAAAGAGGAAGCCAAGGATGCTGGCCACGACGCGCTCATGAACCATCTGAACGGGAACATGACCGCAGACACTAACGTCGCTCCACGCCCAACCTCGAAGGAAGTGGAGTTTGCTGCTGCCACGAAGCAGCTTTTCCTCAAGGGCGGCAAGACGCTGATTGTCGAGAAGGCACGACGCAAGAGCAAAGATATCAGCGTGGAAAGGATTCCGGCATGACGGAAAACCTCAAAATCATCGACCTTCCGCCTGATCAATGGGCAAGAGCCGCAAAGTGCGCGGCTAAAACCCTTGCGTCCGGGAAAGACAGTGAAACCCATCCGCCGAAGTATTGGCGCGATCCGACTATCCGCGTGATCAACTGGGAAGGTGACGTGATTGCAAGGCCTGTCGAGCCAAGTGGAGACGTAGCATGAACCAGATGGTGACAATCTCCTACGAGGACCAACTGAAGGCACAAACCAGAGCCCGCCGTCTGCGATTGATGGGCAAGCCGAAGGTCGTCAACGTCGCGAAGGAAGTGATCAAGGAAGCAGAGGCCCGAAAATACGCGACCCGCCGGAGGCCAAGAGCGTACGCTGATGCTCATGTACGTGCATGGGAGGCTTATCACTCTCGTCCTGCAAATCGGATGACGATTGAGGAATGTCAGAAGCAGATTTGTGAGCGCGAAGGCTTCGACTTTGATCTCATCATGAGCCACAACAGGCAGGAACACGTCGTAGATCAGCGGGACTTTGTGATCTTCGAGGTGCGCGAGATGTTCCCGAACGTCTCAAAGTCGGAACTGGCGCGCCGGTTTGGCAAGGATCATTCGTGCATTCATCACTCCCTCAACAGGGAGGCAGAGCGCCGCGGAATTGATGAGAAAGACCTAACATCGGTCGATCGCGCCTATCCGACGCTGAGAGAGGACATCGCCAATGGTCTTTCCCTTCGCGAGATTGCCAACAAATACGGGGTCGGTTCGGCAACGATAGGCAGGAAGGTTCGCCTGCTTGGGCTGTCTGATCAACTGGGAGGCAGGAAGACAAGGCTTCCACAGCATGTGATTGATGCAATCGAAGACGAGTATCTCTCCGGCAAGACCGGACGGGATATCTGCCGGCGCTATCATATCAGTCAAGGCCATATGCGGGATATGGTGCGGCGTTACGGCTGGTCAGAATTGCGAGAGAAGGCGAGGGCGCAATGACCAGCCACCCGAGGGCCGAAGCAATATTTGCAGAGCATGGCATTGCAGTTGTGCCGGCGCATGTAATGCCGGCCGTCGGGCAGACACGGGCAATCGTCACGCTGGAACGCATCATAAACCGCCATGGAGACGACCACGCGCGCTTCGTGGTCATGACGCTGGCAGAGACCGCCAACAACAAAGGCTTCATTGACGAGACGTCTCTGTGGGTGGTTTCGGATATGATCCGGGCGGCCGAAAAGAACTTCCCCGATTTGGTGACGAACAACGTCACTGCCTGGTTCGAATTCTTTGACGACTTGCCTTTGGGTTGGTTGCAGTTCCTTACAATCGATCTTGATGGCGTGGTGTCGAAGCGACACGCCCTCGTCGGGATGCTGTGGGAGCGCATGAAAAGAAGGTTTGGCGGTCTGTATCGCCAACCTGATTTGCTTGATGACCGAAACAGGAGGGCAGTCAGTGGCTAACGCACGGAAACACGAGGCAGATCTGTCTCAGGAAATAATTCGTTCGATTTTTGACTTCTGCCCGATAACCGGCTCCTTGATATGGAGAGCAAAGGACAGGAGTGAGTTCACGTCCGAGCAGCAGTTCAAGCGATGGAACACTTCTTTCGCCGGGAAGAAAGCCGGATCCATCGGTTCGACTGGCTATGTGCGTATCCGTATCGGCAAAGCCGAATACATGGCTCATCGATTGATTTGGCTTTGGGTCTACGGCAAAATGCCTGCAGAGGAAATCGATCACGTCAATGGCGTAAAGAACGACAATCGCATTGAAAACTTGCGATGCGTGAGCGGTTCCGAAAACTGCCGAAACCGACCCATCCCGAAGCACAATACCTCTGGTGTGATAGGAGTTGCGCCGGCACGCTCAAAAAACAAATGGATTGCACACATCATGGTTCGTCCAGGTGAAAACGTGTATCTTGGCACATATGCTTCGGTAGAGCTCGCAGCCGCCGCCAGACGGGGCGCAGAGCGGGCAATCGGCTACCACGTCAACCACGGACGGAGATCGGCATGAACGAAGGACAGATCACAGAGCTTTTCATCCGCGCCGCTGAGGTCGATCGCAAGCTGCCGGATACCGCGCGGCCGGCGCAGGACAAAGCCATCAACTATGGCTACATCCACGACACCGCCGATATCAATGGCTGGTCGGCCGAGGATAAGCACGCAAACAACTGGTCATGGCTCGATCCGAAGAAGCTCCGCAACACGACCAACGACATGGGTCTGTGGGAAGCTGCCATGGAGGTGATCAAGCTTGTGCCATGCGAGAAGAAGCGGCGCGCACTGTGGGCATGGGCTATCTCCGAAGCAGGAGGAAAGGCGTTCGCAAAGTGGTGCCGGAACGTCGAAGGCATATCCCGACAGGCAGGCGATTGGCGAAAAAACGCTGCAATCAAACAGATTGTATTAGCTTTCGACCGCAAGCCATTGCAGCATAACGATTTTGGTGATGAAGGCGACTTGCCAAATCACCCTGAAATCGGAGATAAAAAGTCCAACATCGGAGTTTGGCGTGCAGATGACGCAAGGCCTTCTCTGGACTTCGATGCTGACCTTCGAGACTTCAGTTGGGCAGACGCGCAGAACGCCAGACGGCGGGAACGTGAGGCTCGAAAGCGCGAGGCGGCATAAAGCATATGTCGGTGTAGAGCAGTCCGGTAGCTCGCTTGGCTCATAACCAAGAGGCCGCAGGTTCAAATCCTGCCACCGCAACCAGTTTAGCGTCTCTCCCGTTAGGGAGAGTGGATTGAAACGCCCAACAGGGCAACGGAATGCGAGGCGGCGCTGAAGGAAGCGCTCATGGGATGCGCAGGGTTCCCAGCCATTGCCCCTGCCGAAGCCGAAAGGCGGGTTGCCGACAACAGCCGGAATCAAGCCCGGCCCTCGCAGCAAATCAGATCGTCAGTGAGAGCCGAGAAGGCGAAGCGATGATAGCAGCGTAGGAAAGTTACGGATCGGAGAGCCTGCGCCTCGTTGATGATCCAGCCATTATCCGTAAGCCTGTAGGCAGGCATGTTTCACCAGCCCCGCCCGTAACAAGGTGGGGCTGGTGGAATTTTATCACCTCGGCTAAATCCTCGTCATTGATTAGAATCGGACTTTCGGGAATCATCCTCCATTCAACTGGGGGATGTGCATGTCCGAAGATCATCTCAGCAATGAAACATCTGTGTCTGCCGAGCTAACCGAAACAGGCATCAAGGCCTCAGCAAAGAGCCGAACAGTATCTTCGATGGATCGACTTCTTGGTGGGACTATCGATGCCGGTAGCGCTTGGCTAGAAGGTGTTGCCATGAGGCGCAGAGCGAAAAACGAAGGCGAACGTCAGCTTATCGAAGCCACCGTTAAATATGGATTGGACAAGATGAATATTGACGATCAGTTCGCCCAACGCACTTTCGAGGGGCATTTCGCGAAAATCGCACGTCATCAACTAAATAAGGATGCCGTCGTTGCAGAAGCTCTAGATGATCTAAAGCAAATGCCACCCTCGGATCAAGAAGCGGCTCATGGGCCTTCGACAGTAAGTGAAGGTTTTATGGGGCCGTTCGAACGTTATGCCGAAACAGCCTCTTCCGAAGAACTTCGGCAGCGATGGGGCAGAATTCTGTCTGCCGAAATACGGAGGCCGGGAACGTTTTCATCCAAAGTGCTCAGGGCTACAGATGAGCTAGATAGTAGCACCGCGAAACTATTCGAAAACCTGATGCGGTATCATTCTCGCGGGATGCTGGTGAACGCTATAATGCCCGAAATCGAGTACACTGATCGACTACGCCTGATCGAGGCTGGATTGTTAGTAGACCCTGGTATCGGTGGCCAATCGTTAACGTTCGGCGAAGGAGATGGGTGGGGAGTCCCCTTCTGGGGCACGCAATTCGGACAAATCACAGTATGTTTCGCAAAGTCCGTCGCTTTGCCTGTCAAGGGAAATGATATCTTGAAAATCAGGGATCAGAGACCTGCTTTCGGCGTGCACATACTTACGGAAACAGGACGAGCGTTAAGCTCGATCCTCCCATCTTATGAGTACAAGATTGGACTAGAATACGCGCGCAAGCTGCAGACAGTTGTTGGCGCAAATGAGGTTTTTCTGATTGTACCCGCAGGCGATGGCAAATTTGGTAAGTCATCAGTGCCGCCAGCCCCATGACCACCACCGAGCAAGAGCGGGAGAGAACGCTAGTCGATCGTAGCGCCAGTAGTCTCAAGCTTTATCTCTTTGCCAGATTTTGTGAGCTTTGAGCGCTTAATCTGCGCCATAATAAAAAAGGCGGCAAATATTAGGAATGTAAGCGCTGTGATCACACCAAACGGCGTAGCCAACCCGCTGTTGCTTTTCGACTCCTGAATTGTCGCTACTGCCAGACCGCAGAAGGCGCCGAAAGCGAGCGACGAGATGTAGAGGTTCACTTCGTAATCGGACAGGCCACTGGCATCGACCATCTTAATGGTAATCTGTTCTGGCACCGATACGGTGATGTTAAATGCTTGCCTTGCCGGGTTGGCAACGACGGGCGACTGCGGATTTGGCTCGATCTGTTCGGGTTGGTCGCTGGTGAATTTTATCATGACGACCTCGCGTTAAGCTCAGGCCACAAATTTTGAGGAAGGACGCCGTCGTACTGGCCGCCCACCATCGCCGGTGTGACTACGATATGTATGTATCCACTGTGTTGCCGTGACACCGCTTGCAGGCCGTTGATGATGTTTCGGCGGACGAATTCGTTTGGTACTTCGATCACGTACACCGTGTTTAATGGGCGGACCCACGAGTACGATTTGATTACCTCTTTCAGCCGTTCATTCCACATATTCCAAGCGCCAGGCTCTGACGCGTTTGTAATGTCCCAAGATACCAGTATGTGCACGCCAGCCACCTCATAAGGTTTGATCATGCCAGTTTTGAAAAATACGAGGCATGAAATGTTCGCCCAGGCGCTCGCCAAAGGCATGAGTTCAACTGACTCATATTCGGCGGCGGGTTACAAGGGGGACAGGACTGCCGCCTCTAGGTTGTCAACAAATGTCAACATCACCCGCAGAGTTGATGAGATCAAGAACAGGGTGGCCGAGAAAGCCGAATGGAGCGCCGCTGACAGGCTTATGAGCCTCAAGGCTATTCATAATGCGTCCACCAAGGATGACCGCCGTACGGCCATTGCAGCCATCGCAGAGGCAAACAAGATGCAGGGCAGTTATGCCCCGACCAAGACAGAGAATGGTGAGCCAGGAGGCTGGAAGCAGGCGGAAGACAAGACATGGCGTCAAGTGTTGCGCGGCGAAAAGCACTAGAGGGATCGAGCTACCTTACCAACCCGGCACTGTTCGACTTCTGGGAGAGTGTATTCTTCGGGGAGAATGACATTGCCGTTCTCCACGGTGGTCGCTCAAGCTCGAAGACAAGAGATACTGCCTGCCAACTCGTCCGCCTCGTTGATCATGTCCGGGTCAAGATGCGCATCATGTGCATCCGGCGATTTCAGAACCGCATTCAGGAATCGGTCTACACCGAGCTGAAATGGGCTATCGGTCATCTCGGGCTACAGCATGCCTTCGATGTTCAGAAGACGACGATCATCCACATCGCGACCGGCGCGGAGTTCATATTCTACGGGATCGAGCGCAACCTTGAGGAAATCAAGGGTACATCCGATATCGACATTCTGTGGGTTGAAGAGGCTGAAAAGCTTACCGCCGACCAGTGGGCCGTCATTGCCCCGACGATCCGCAAGGAAGACAGCCTTGCGATCCTCCTATTCAACCCGAAGATGGTCACGGACTACGTCTGGAAGAATTTCGTCATCAATCCGCCGCCGCACTGTGTGGTGCACAAGATTGATTATACCGAGAACCCGTTCCTTTCGGAGAAGGCCAAGCGCGACATTGCATCGATGCAAGAGCGCGACCCGGAGCTATTCGAGCACATCTATGGCGGCGTGCCGCTGGGTGACAGCGAACTATCGATATTCAAGCGCCGCTGGCTTGATGCCTGCGTGGATGCTCACAAAGTGCTCAAGATCGAACTGACCGGCCGAAATATCATCGGCTTCGACCCAGCCGACGATGGCGAGGACAAGAGCGCCACTGTTGACAAGATCGATGGCGTGTTCACTGACGCGGAAGACTGGTCATCAGGCAAGGATCAGCTTGTTCAGAATGCCAAGCGTGTATGGGCAAAAGCAAAGCATGCCGGCGCCACGGTTTCATACGATACCATCGGCGTTGGCGCCTTCGTCGGCGGCTATATCGATGAGCAGAACGAAGAGAACGCGGCGAGTGTTGAGCATTTCGCCTTCCATGCCGGCGGCGCTGTCATGGACCCAGATGAGCCGAGCGACACGCTTAACAGCAACAGCCCGCTCAACAAGCACGAATATCTGAACCTGAAGGCGCAGGCATGGGCGAACACAGCCCGCCGTGCCATGCTGACATTCAATGCCGTCACCAGAGGGCAGGCGATACGCACAGAGGACGTTTTGTCGTTCTCCTCGGGCATGGGCAAGGAAAAGATAGACGCGCTCTTCACAGAGCTTTGCGTGCCTTGGTGGGTCGAGACAGAAGGCAAGAAGCGCGTGGTTCCAAAGGTGAAGCTCAAGAAGGATCTGGGCGTCAAATCGCATAACCTGGCTGACGCACTGATCGCAGCCGATAACGTAAATGTTGGCGGTTTCCGCTACGGAATGTTGGATGTTGTCTAATGCTGTTTTTTGACCGCCTGCAGAACTTCGTGAGCGGCCTTGGGACAGCCAAGGACAAGCGAGTCGGCAATGCCTTCGTGTTCCAGCAGATCGACCCTGCCCAGCTTGTGGCCATGCACCGGTCTGACTGGATGGCCCGTAAGGTGGTGGATATCATCCCCGATGACATGACGAGGGAGTGGCGCGAGTGGAAGGCGGATGAGGCCGTTGTAGAAGCCATCGAGAAGGTGGAACGCGCGCCGCAGATCAACATCCAAGCCAAAGTCAACGAAGCGCTACAGCTTGCCCGGTTGCGTGGTGGTGCACTTCTCGTCCTCGGCGTTGATTCCGGCAAGCCTGAAGACGAGCTTGTTATTGATCGCGTTGGCAAGGATGCACTCAAATACGTCCACGTCCTCGGACGCGATCAGGTCAGCTACACGGAAATCAATCGAGATATCACGTCGGCTTACTACGGAGAGCCGACTATGTGGACATTCACCAGTAAGACCGGTGGAGTGGTCAATATCCACCCGTCGCGCGTGATTAAGTTCATCGGCGCCCCTATCCTTGACAAGTCGGCATCCCCGGACGAAATCTGGGGCGATAGTATTCTGCAGGTCGTCTACGACGCAATCCAGAACGCGGCGGCATCGCAGGAGCACACGGCATCCTTGATCCCGGAGGCGAAGACAGACGTTCTCTATATCCCGAGCTTGTCGAAGTATCTGGAAAACGAGAAGACCACACAGAAGCTCACCGAGCGCTTCACCTACGCCAACACCATGAAGAGCATGTTCAACATGCTGCTGCTTGAAGGCGACGGGAATGGTGCGGGCGAGAAGTGGGAACAGAAGACGATCAGCTTCGCGCAATATCCCGAGTTGCTCCGGCAGTACCTCCAGGTAGCATCCGGCGCGGCTGATATACCGATGGTCCGATTTCTTCAGGACGCACCCTCGGGCCTCGGTTCGAATGGCGAGGTGACGCTGAAGAACTATTACGACCGCATCGGCGCCGACCAGCGCAATGATCTGTCGCCGGCACTGTGGCGCTTCGATGAGATTGCCATCCGGTCGGCAACCGGCGGCCGCGACCCGAAGATTTACTACGAGTGGGCGCCGCTCTACAGCCAGACGGAAAAGGAACGGGCCGAGGTGTTCAAGCTGAACGCCGAAGCAGCCCGCGCTATTGTCGGCAGTGGGGCAGGGCAGGAGCTAATCACCCGCGAGGCTGTGTCTAAGGCGCTCATCTCTCGCATCGAGGAAGATGGCAATCTGCCTGGTCTTGCCGCAGCCGTCGAAGAATACGGCGCCGTCGAAGAGCAAGACCCTGATGAACAAGAGCTAGTCGCTGCAGTAGGACAGTTAGACCAGACGGGTGACCTTGGCTGAGGCGCCTATTTCAATTCCTGCTCAGCCCTCTGACGCCGAGCCTCGTAGACCGTTGGCCTGAAAGGCACTTCAAACCCAAAATCTAGAAACATATTCATGACAATCCCAGTGATGTGTAGAAGGATGATTGCTCCGGCGAATGGCCACCAAAGGCAACTCTCACCTACGGAATTCCAGACGCCAACTGCGACAACGACTAGATGCATGAATATTATACTGATCCAAGACAAGGCAAGCAGAGCAGTTACAAAGCCGTAAAATCGCCTATATGCCTTCTTGGGGTGGAAAAAATCACTGCCCCAGGTGTTCATTTGCCCGCGAAATGCTTTGAGATACACCTGCGAAAAAACGTTTCCATATGTGATGTAGTCTGGGTCGATGCCACGTCTGAGGGCTTTTCGAATAGAAAACTGCTCGATTATCGCAAGATAGCACTGGTTGTTCGCAAATGTTTGAAAAAGCACTAAAAAGAAGAACGAAGCAATGACGGTCAAAACCTCCGTCGCAGCCGGGATGTCCTGCAACCCGAAATCTGTTCCCGGGATTTTCACGTTCTTCCCGAATAGGAGCAAGCATAATCCGATGTCAGCGTACACAGCGCCTTTCAGCGCTGTCTGAAGCTGCCTGTCTGCTTCTTGCTGCATAGAAATGTATCTAGCATGCAGCTCTTCGGTGAAGACTTCATCGTTTTCGTCCAGCCTCATCTCTTCCGAGACTGTCATTCGAAGACGGACGTGTGGGTTAAGTTCTAGGTCAAATTTTCCATCGGCAATCGACATGGGCACCCGCTACTTCCGAGACTATTGTCAAGAAATTCAAAGCTAACGCTAACTTAAAGCACAAGCTGGGGATTAATAAAAATGCAATTCACCGACGCTGTAACGGTGTCCGGCACTCGTCGGACGGCCGACGGGTATCTTATTGCCGAAGCCAAGTCTGTTCGCACCGGCATCCAGCTTTATTCCGGCGATGAAGTGGGCAAGCCAGAGATGCATGTGGTCCGGGTTTACCGTCCCGCTGAGCAGGTATTTGCCGACGCCAGCCTTCAGAGCTTCACTCACGCTCCGGTGACAATGAACCACCCAGATGAGGCGGTGACTGCCGAGAATTGGAAAGACCTGGCCATTGGTGAGGTTAGCACGGCTGCGAAGAAGGACGGTGATTGGGTCCACCTGCCGCTGATCCTCAAGGATGCAAAGGCGATTGCAGAGGTCGAGGCTGGCAAGCGCGAGCTTTCCGCCGGCTATACCTGCGAATTGGTTTGGGGCGACGGCGTAACGCCCGATGGGCAGCAGTTCGACGCCACCCAGACCAACATCAAGATCAACCATCTCGCCGTGGTGACACGTGCTCGGGCTGGTTCTCAAGCTCGCATCGGTGACGGTGCGTCGTGGGGCGCTGCCCCTTTCATCCCTGATCACAATCCAAAGAAGGAAACGATCATGACCCTGAAGACGGTTACCGTCGATGGCATCCCGGTTGAAGTAACCGATCAGGGTGCCGTGGTTATCAGCACGCTGCAAACGCGGCTCGCTGATGCCAATGCGAAGGCTGAAAAGGCCGAGGCAGCCCACACCGCAGCGATTGCGGCCAAGGATGCTGAACTTGCCAAGAAGGATGCCGAACTCGACGCCATCAAGGCCAAGGTTCTCTCCGACGCCGATCTCGACAAGCGTGTGCAGGCGCGCGCCGATCTCATCGCCGTGGCGAACGTGATCGCCAAGGACGTGAAGACGGAAGGCCTGACGGACGCAGCCATTCGCAAGGCTGTTGTCGCCGCCAAGCTCGGTGATGCTGCGATGTCCGGCAAGGCTGATGCCTACATCGATGCTCGCTTCGACATCTTGGCAGAAGACGCCAAGAAGGAAGCCGGCGCCGATCCGTTTGCTCGTGTCGTCTCCGACGGCCTCAAGCCCACCGGTGACGCGGCGCTCGCCAACGACGCTTATTCCAAGAGCGTCTCCGATCTCAACGCCTGGCGCAAGGAGGCTTAATCCATGGCCATCACCTATCGCGATACACTCACCGCCTATGCGGTCGGCCGCCGTGCCAACATGGAAGAGTGGAATACCATCACTCGCACCCTTGAAGGCACCACGGCACTCGGCTTCGGCGTCCCTGCCATCGCAGGCACTGGCGCTCACACCTGCGCACCACTGACCGCAGCGGCTCAGAACGTCCTCGGCATTACCGAGGCGAGCCTGACTCTTCCCCGGCCCGGTGACCAGTACGCGCAGTACGACAATGTCGGCATCTGCGAAAGCGGCGTCATCGGCGTGCTGCTCGGCGCCAACGTCACCAAGGGCGCTCAGGCCCGCTACGACCTGACAAACAAGGTTTGGACCGGTGCGGCTGCATCGGCAACCGTCCTCACCATCCCCGGCGCTCAGTTTGATGAAGCCGGTTCGTCCGGCGCGGTCGGCATTGTCCGCTACCGTCGCCCCGTTCCCTCTGTCTCGGCAGGAGCATAACCTATGAATATGATCGTCAACGACGCTCAGGCCTTGGCATTCGTCACAGGTCAGGCGTACCGCATCAACCAGACCGTCTACGAGACGCGGTTCCCGGATTGGGATTTCTCTCGCCTCATTTACGTGGACACGACGGGGCCGGCATGGTCGCCTGGCATCCTCACCTACACCTCCGACCTGACCGGCGCTGCAAAGTTCCAGTCCGGCTATGCCAAGGATATTCCGCTGGCCGACGTGTCGCAGGACATGCAGACCAAGAACTTCCATTTGGCAGCCATCGGCTACCAGTACAACATCGAGGAAATCAACACCGCCATCCAGATTGGTGCGTCTCTTCCGAACCGTCGCGCTCGTGCCGCTCGCTTGGCCTACACCAAGTTCATGTACGATCTGACGCTGCAGGGTAATACCGAGAAGGGCCTGGGCGGCCTGATCAACTACCCCGGTGTTGTCACTGCGGTTGTGCCGGGTGACGGCACGGGCTCCGCCACGTTCTGGGTGGATGAAGATGGCGTAGGCGTGAAAACGCCTGCACAGATTGTTCGCGACATCAATCTCGGCCTGCAGGGTGTGAACCTCGCAACGTTCGAAGTCGAGATGGCAGACACCATTCTCCTGCCGGTCGAAGCCTACAACTACATCGCTGCCACGCCGTACAGCGCGACGACGATGGAAACCATTCTGTCCTTCGTCATGCGAACCAACATCTACACGATGACCACTGGCCGCCCGCTGACGATCCGCACGGTGCGCGAGCTTGGCTCGGCCGGTGTGGGCGCTGCTGCCGGAACGGGCCGCATGGTCGTCTACAAGAACGATCAGGACTACGTGAAGCTTCACCTCCCGATGCCTCACCAGTTCCTGCCGGTTTATCAGGACGGCCCGCTCAACTGGCAGGTTCCTGGCATCTTCCGCACCGGCGGTGTGGAGCTGCTTACCACGGTCGCATTCCGGTATCTCGACGGCATCAGCCAGCCGCCGACAGCGTAACAACTAAAACAAAAGCGGGCGGCATTTGTGCCGCCCGCCTCTCATCCACGAGGATTTTCAGATGATCACCGTAAAGAACCTCACGAACAGCCCATTTGACCTTCAGTCTCCCAAGGGAACGGTAAGGCTCCCAGCTTTCGGGCAGGTCTCTGGCGAATTCACCGGTGAATATCTGCAACTCCTCAAGGCCAGTCTCTCCGTCGAAGTGATCGAGAAGACGGAAGATAGCGGCGACGCTTTGGGAAAACTTCGAACCGACTATCAGGAGGTGTTCGGCAAGCGCCCCTTCCACGGCTGGAGCGCCAAAGAGCTTCAGGAAAAAATCGACGCCAAGCTGGCAGAATGAGACCCTACGGAGATCTACATGGCAACGAACCCCTTCAATCGAGGCTTGAACGTCGCCTCCGATCTTGTTCCGGTAACACCGAACGATAATACCGACCTGACGGAACCTGGCCGAGCCATTCGTTGCCGCCCTGATGGCGCAGCGGGAACGCTCCGGTTCAGCACCAATACTGGTGTCGTGCGCAACACCTATATCGACGCTGGCGAAACCATCCTTGTGGCGGTTACCCGTGTTCACGCAGCCGGCACCACTGCCACGAACCTTGAGGTTCTTGTCTGATGGAAGGCTACGGCACCAACGAGGGTTTCACGGCTTATGCTGAAGCCGCTGGGTATGTCTTCCCCGATGGAACGACTGAGCCGCAGAAGACAGCAGCCCGTCAGCGAGGTTCGCTGTTCATTGATCGCTACGAATCCCGTTTCAGTGGTTCTCGCACCGGCGGATACGCTCAGGAGCGTGCTTGGCCACGTACAGGGGCATCAACCTACTACGGAGAGCCTGTCCCCTCTGACATCGTTCCTGTGGCGATAGAGAACGCATCATATGAGGCGGCCTATCTCGAATTGACCAACCCCGGCAGCTTGTCTCCTGTGGTGACAGGATCGTCTACGGTGAAGCGTGAGAAGGTGGGAAGCCTCGAAATCGAATACGCTACCTCATCGTCAACAGACATCGCAGACATAGTTGCCATGGCAACGCCAGTTGTAACGGCAATCGAGGGCATGCTTTGGATGTTTATGTGTCCAGCTATCCCCGGTGTTTTGGTGGTCTGAACTGCAAAGCTTCCCTATCCCCGTTCAGGGAAGGTTTGGTCGACAAAATGGACTCGCTTTCTAGGCAATTTATGGTTTGATTGTTCCGTTTCCACACGGGAAGGGGGATAATATGCCAGGTGCATCAGACGATGTTGAAATTGTGTATGAGCCTGATCCGAAAGACCCAACCAACAAGATAGTTCTTCTGGTAAATAATAACCGGAATAAGACGGTAGCCGCCAACTTCCGGGTAGAAGGAAGCAAGCCCGTTGCCGTTCTAACTTTGGATAGAATACACGCCAACTTGTTTCCGCATGAGTTCAAAGTGGTTGTCGAGGCTGGCGCTCGTCAGCTAATTGGTCGCGTGAGGCTTGACCGCCTAACCTCAGTTGAACCACGAGTCACCGAGCAAATTTCTATAAGCTACAAGGTGCAGGGTGCTGTCTACGTAGAGGATGAACCCCAACCGCCGCCTCAATCAGAAGTGTCGAGGTACTTGGTATTTTACGAAGTAGATATCGCGCCTAAACTGACGGGCGACGAGCTAAGACAAGAGAAAAAAGACAAAGGCCAGACGTTGATCTATGCGATCAACACGAACCACCAATTTCGTCTCCAGGCATTCATCGTCTCAAAGAACACCACAAACGAATGGTTTAGCCCGGATTTGGGCGTCTTTGAATGCCGTCTGAGCCACAGTTGTTACGACTTGTCGATAAGACGCGGGTGGTCTGTCCAGAACGGGAAATTTGTTCCAGAGTATCCACCTTTCGCATGATTGGGAAAACGCAGTCTTAGACCCGCTTCGGCGGGTCTTTCTTTAGGTGCACGATGGCAAGCTTCGACTACTCCCGCGCAAGGGCCACGGCTGAACGCCTGATCGCCAAGTTCGGCACGACCGGTGCCATCCGCCGCATTGTTAAGACCGGGCCCGACTACGATCCAGAGATCACCGAGACGGACTATGTGTGCACGCTGGTAACGCTGGAGTATGACGATACCAAGGTCGACGGGACGCTGATCCGCAAGACGGACAAGCTGATCTACGTTTCGACTGCCGGTCTCGGCATCACGTTGGCCGAGAGCGACAAGGTGATTGCCGGCGGCGATGTCTACGCCATCGAGAACCTGAAGCCGCTGTCACCGGCTGGTATTGTGGTGTTCTGGGAAGTACAGGGCAGGCATTAGCCACTAACGATCGAACCATAGTGTTGCGTCAATAGTATCAATTGCGCAGGGGCTTAAGAGGTGGCCATTTTAACCGGAAAAGTATCATATCCTCATCCGTTGGGAAGTTACACAGCGCATTAAATGAGGCCCCACCCGTTTCGTGGCTTGGGGGCTTCCGAATGTGTCTGCCGCCATGCTCGATAAGCAGGGTCGACAAAGCTGCTGATGACTTGTATGGCACGTTTTCAATTAAGCATTCGGGTCTCATAGTCGTTCTTCTGTGGCTTCTCACTGGTACTTAATCATCGCCAAACCGGTCGCGAAAAGTGCGAGGGAAAAAATGCCGGAGACCACCATCACAATCTTTGCTGCTTTTCGCGCCTCGGCACCCTTGGTCTCTCCGGTCCAAAATATTGCAAGTAACGCCGCCGTGCATGTGAAAATGGTGTAAATCGAGAAATTGCTAAGCCAGTTCGCCGTATATTCTATGGTTGTCATCATGTGCCTTTCTGGGTTGAAGCGCAGATAATCCACGACGATCTAACTTCTGGTTGCAGATTCCTGTAAATGTTTAGGCATCATCGATGAACGACAACGTGCCGCCATCGATCGCAGCCCGCATCCTAGTGCGCGGCGTGATCATCGGCTTTCTCATTGCATGCGCCGCAAGGCTTGGCTGGGCAGCTGGTGGCTGGATAATCGGGTGAGGCATGACGTTTGACGAACTGTTCGACCGGTACGCGCCACCGCTTGCGGCTGCATTCCGAGAGGCTATAGACGCCATCAAGTCGAGCATCGTGCTTGCACGGGTCGTGGAACGGCTGGAGCGCGGCGATGTGAATGGCGCGCTGGAAGCCTTGCAGATCGACCGAGAGGCGTTCAGCGCCCTTGAGTTGGCGATTGGTGACGCATTCAATGCCGGCGGCGTCAACTTTACGCAAAGCCTGCCATCGCTGATGGACCCGCAGGGCATGCGAGTTATCTGGCGCTTCGGTGTCCGTGATCTGGAGAGTGAAAGACTGTTGCGTGAGATTTCGTCCACGGCGGTTACGCATATCACAGAAGACCAGCGCGAAGGACTGCGCTACGCATTCGAACAGGGGCTTGCCAGAGGGCAGAACCCGACACGGACGGCTCTTGATGTGGCTGGGCGTGTAAATCGCGTTACAGGGCGTCGTGAAGGCGGGCTGATAGGCCTTACCAAGCCGCAGATAGAATTCATCTACGGCGAGAACGGGGCGAGAGTTAAGCTGCTGTCGGGCGATCCGGCCTTGATGCGCGATTACCTGAAGCTCAAGACGCGTGATAAGCGATTTGACCGAACTGTGACCATGGCCATCCGAGATCGTAAGCCGGTCCCAGTTGATGTGGTCGACAAGATCATCAGACGGTTGGCTGACAAGAACCTTCTGTATCGCAGCGAGGTTATCGCCCTTGAAGAGACCCGCACGGCGTTGATGACCTCGCGGTCAGAGGCCATGAGGCAGCAGATCGCTTCTGGCAAGATTGCAGCGCAGGACGTGACGAAGAAATGGAAGCATTCGGGGTCTGAACACCCTCGTTTGCAGCACATCATTATGTCCGGTCAGACGGTGGCATTTGACCAGCCGTTCGTAGCCCCTGATGGCACGCTGATCCCATATCCACACGCGCCAAGCGTTCCAGCTCGCCACAAGATCGGCTGCAAGTGCCGTGTTGAGTACGACGTGGATTACATCGCAGCCGGGCTGCGCAAATACCGTGCGAGGGTTGGTGCCTGATGGCTACTCTTACATTCGCTGCTGCTGTGGCTGGTTGGGCTGATAAGGTTCCAGAAGCCATTGATGCGGTCTGGAAGGAAAGCACAAAGGAAGTCGTGCGGGACATGCAGACGCTCACCAGCGAAGGCGGGCGGATGCGGTTCGATACTGGCTTCCTGCAAGCATCACTGCTGGCATCGACTACGGCCATGCCTCGTATCATCGACAGTTCAGCGCCGGCTGAGGGTGGAAAATACTCATTCGACTTCGATCAGGTCGAAGCGGTGATCAACGCCGCTGATCTTGGCCAGTCGTTGTTCTTCGGCTACACGGCCGGATACGCAGCATATCGAGAGTATGGCGCCAATGGGCAGCCGCCAGATGGCTTTGTACGTGGCGCTGTCCAGAACTGGCAGCCAATCGTCGCACGCAACGCGGCAAGGGTTAAGAAGGCGTTTGGTCTTTGATGGCTTTGTTGCCGTCGCTGTTCGCCTCTGACGCCATAAGCAAACCAAGGGATAGTAACGTTAAAGCCTGCTCTGCCGCACGCAGGGAGGTTTCGGCGCGCACTGTCTCACCCTTCTGACCCTTTACTTGGGACAATGCATTCAGCAGCGCGTCATGCGCCTGATTGTCGGTGAGCGGTGACTTTTCGGACATATGAATTGGAGTATCACATGCGGCTTTCATCCGACAAGGGCGATGCTGGATACGAGGCTTGGTGTATCCTCAATGGCGACGGCAAAGTGGCTGACGTCTACCTCGATGGAGAAATTCAAAAGCACGCCAGCATGGCCGACACTGACGCCGGTGAGATTCGGCGTTGCGTGATGACCCCCGCAGGAAATATTGCCTTCGATAAACATGTCGGAGAAGTGCTTACCGAAACCATCAAAGGCAAGGTCGAAATAGTCATCAGGGACCGTAAGTGATGGCGACGGGAACGGACGCAACAATCCTTGCTGCGCTGATCGAGCATCTTAAAACGCTCTCTTTCTCGCCCGCACTCCAGATCGCAATGCCTGGTGTCGATTTCCCGGCCGCCAACCAGACGAAGCCCGACAATTACCTTGCTGCGTTCTTCATGCCAAACCAGACCACCAACAGTGAGGTTGGGGCAGGGCAGGAACAGCACCGCGGCGTGTTTCAAGTCTCTGTGTTCTGGAAGAAGGGCGCCGGCCACATCAAGCCTCTCGAAGCCGCAGACAAGATCATCGCCCACTTCGCCAAGGGCACCACGATTTACGCCAGCGGGCTCAAGATCATCATCGATCGCAAGCCTTACGCTGCCTCACCACTCCAAGAAACCGACCGTGTGCAGGTGCCTGTGACGGTCCGATACCACGCCTTCGCATAGGAAAGGATATCCCCATGGCAGGCATCAAAACCACACTGGCCGGCACGAAGGTGTCGATCAGCACGGCGGCTGTAACGCTCCCGCTCAATGCAGCAGCGTTTGCGGCCCTGACATTCACCGAAATCAAATCGGTCGGCAATCTCGGCGACTACGGCTCGGCGCCCAATATCGTGAATTACGACACGTTGGACACGGACGTTCGCTCCAAGGCCAAGGGCGTGGAAGACGCCGGCGAACTGTCCATCGAGGTCGCGCGCATCTTCGATGATCCCGGCCAGATCGCCATTCGCGCCGCCGCCCAGACCAAATTCTATTATGCGGTCAAGGTCGAATATGCCGACGCTCCGTCCGAAGACTGGTCGAACACCATCATGTACGCCGCCGGCCCGGTAACAGGCCCGCAGCTTCTCGGCGGTGGCACAGATGATTTCGTGCGTGAGAGCTATACCGTCGCCTTCACGGATCAGCGCCCGCTCTTCATCGCCCCCGTTAACACGCCATAAGGTGAAAAATGGACCTTCTGAAACTCGTACCGAACACCATCACTGTCGATCTGAAGCACCCCGGCACTGATGCGCCGCTTGGCGTCAAGGTCGAACTGCAGAGCCTCGAAAGCGACGCGGTGAAGGCGGTTGAGCGCACCTTGAAGAACAAGGCGCTTCGGGGCGGCCGCAACAATGTCACCGCTGAGAGGATTGACGATAACACCGTCGCGATTCTTTCGGCCGCCATCGTCGGCTGGGAGTTCACCGGTGACGCTAACCTGGCTGGTGACAAGAAGCCCCCCTGCAACGCCGCCAACAAGCGAAAACTTCTTCAGGTGCCTGCGCTGGCGAAGCAGATCGATCTCGCTCTGGGGAATGAAGCCGCTTTTTTCGAGCCGTCGGCGACGAGTTAGTCGCCGCTGTCTCCCAGATCGCAAAGTGGGAGACACCCGGGTACGAACTCAACGACGGGCCGAAGACGAAAGTCATTCTCACCCGTCGGGAGTTCAATGAGCGCTTCGATAAGGCTGAGGAGAACCCCGACGAGTCGGAAATCCGCGAGGATATAGAGCATATCTGGGCTTGGTTCTGGCAATTGCACGCCAGACGCCAGCACGGCGCCAATGGGCCACAGGCGATCAGCTATCCAGAGATTGATGCATGGTCTCGCATCACCGGGGAACTGCTTCTGCGTGAGGAGGTCGCCATCCTGATTCGCATGGATGACGGATATCGGAACGCTTTAGCAGAAGAGATGGAAGCGCAGCGGAAGGCGAGGGCGGCGGGTTAGAGGAAAATCAACCTTTGACCACTAGCTTTCAACCATGGCTAGTGAACGCGATGAAATAATCCAGTTTCTTACAGAGAGGGGCGTCAAGGGCAATTGTCCGCGATGCGACTCCATCAATTGGAATCTATCGGATGTGCCGTCCCCTTGGGGCGGCCTTTGGGGGGCAAACCCAGACGGCAGTTACAATCTGAATTCTCCAATTCATGGATGTGCGATGCTGACCTGCACGAACTGCGGGTACATCTCACTCCACTCTAAATACTTCTTCGAAATGTGGAAGAAGAGTAAGGCAGAGTCAAAGTGACACCTCTGCCGCAAATTCTTGCATCAGTTGCCATGCCTGCGGCCAAAATTTCCGCACCTCAACACGTACAGTGGCACATGATTATGGATAGCGAGCTCGATATGTTGGCAGACCATGAAACGGGCGTTATCGGCGCTCTCGGATTTACCGCTATAGGCGGTGTTTTGGGTGGCGCAATTCCCTTTCTGGCGGCCGTAGACAAGATCGGCGTTTCGAAGGCCGAGAAAGCCGACTTTGTCGCGGTAGCGATTTTTGTTGGCTGTGCTGTTGCCGCCATCATCTGCATCAGCATATTTTTCGTCAAAATATACCGGAACGAAAGCCTGAAAACGAAAATCAGAAACCGAGGCCTAGCCGAACCTGCGCAATCGCCGTTCACAGGGCCCGGCTTCACGTTTGAAGGGCATGTTTCACAAGGCTGAACAGTGAGTTAGGCGGCTTGCGCCGCCTTTCTTATGCCAAGTCATCAAGATCAACGTCGAGAGCGTCGGCAATCTTCCGCATGACGGAAAGGCTGCCGTCCTTCTTGCCGCTTTCTATCTCGGACACGTAGGGTGCACTGATTGCAGCTTTGGCGGCAAGGTCTTTCGCAGACATGCCGCGATGCTCACGCCAAACCTTTACGGGGTTCTCACCGGCAAGAAGTCGATTGACGACAGCGGCAGGAACAAGTTCGTCACGGCCGGAAGCGATATCGGCCCTGACCTTTTCGGCGGATGCGATATCTGCCTTGTCGATAAGGCTTTCATATTCGGACAGGGGAAGGACGACAAGCGTTTCCCCGCTCGGGGTGGTTATGGTCTGCATGATCTGTCTCCTACTCGTAGACGCTGCCGCGTGGCCCGATCTTGAGGACTTCGAGCACATTGCCCTGATCGTCCATGATGATGCGCCAGTCGGCAACGCGAAGGCGAATGTAAGGTGAGCCAACCAGTGCCTTGATGTTGTTGGCAAGTGATTTCGGATCGCTGGCATATTGTTCGATTTTCGAGGTGATGCGCTTGGCCTCGTTCGATGGGAGGCGGCGGAGAACCTTGAGAGCGGATTTGCTGTAAGCGATCTGTTTCATGTGGAGAAGATAGCATTTAGCGAATTATTGTCAAGCCATGTTAGCTAATGGCGAACCTGAAAAGATGCGCAATCGGCGCAAGCCGCCTTTCTTATTCGAAGTCTTCGGGCGAAAAGAAAATCGTTGCTACTCCGTCAACCAATATGGGCAGCTCGTCATAGTCAGGCACCGGAAGAGGTGTCGAGTCTGGTACCCCCGGGATATCGATGCCTATCTTGACGGCCCTCTGGCCCAGCTTTGTGTCCGTGGAGCTACCTCTTTCTGACCAAAAGTGCCTAAAGTAGGAGGCCAAAAAGGCCGCCTCCAAATCGAGTCTTTTGACCCGCCGCAAGATCACTGTTATCCGCCATGATATATTGGGTGGCGGCCATTCAGCCCGCAACAAGTAATCAGTGAAACGGGCATTGAAGAGATCAACTTGCCAATCGAGATCATCTTTGGCGTTGGCTGGTTCGCCACGCCCGACGGGGGTCGGCTTGTGGGCTTCGAGATAGGCGGCTATCTCGTCCTCAGAATAACGTCTCGTGAAGTCAATCTGGGTAGAGGACTTCCGCAAATCTAACTGGTATTTTGAAAGTGGATGCGTTTCATCCAGCCGCCTTATCAAACGTCTCAATCGTTGGATCGAGATGTCATTGACGGTCATTTTTTCACGCCTTCTGCCTTCAGTTGCTGATCATAGGTGATGTATCCATTCTGTCGGCACCAATCTCTCAGCCGCTTGGCTTTTCCGAGCTGCCAACCGTGAAAATCACTAATGGACGCCGAGCATCGCTCTAAGCGGACCGATTCCTTGTCTTTGGCCGTCGGAATATCCGGCGCCTCTCGTACCTGAGCCTGCGCGATTGCAGCGAAGGCAACAGCGAATACCGCACACATCAAAATCTTATTCATGGGCTTCCTCTCTCCGATTTGGAGACGGGAACATACGCCTGCTCGACTAGGAAGGTAAATAGATGGACATCGCACAACTCGGCATTGAAGTTCAGTCCGGTGGTGTGAAGTCCGCGACGAATGATCTTGCCAAGTTCAGTAATGCCGCTCGCGTGGCCGAGCGCGCTACATCTGACCTTTCCGGTTCCTCAAACAAATTCTCATCTGCCGAGATCACAGCAATGGCCGCCGCGATGGGTGGTGTCGAACGAGCATCGACGGCTGCCGGCAAAGCGCTTGCTGCTGCCTCTCTGGCGGCGCAGCGTGCCGGTTCGGTCGGCGCATCAGGCGTGAAGGCATTGGGCCAGGCATCGGGCGCGGCTCGGGCGCAGGTTCAAAACCTATCCTACCAGATGCAGGACATCATCACGATGCTCCTTTCTGGACAGGCTCCATTTATGCTTTTGGCCCAGCAGCTTCCGCAGGTGACCCAGAACGGCGGCCAGCTTAATGGCGTATTCTCCGCCATCAAGCAGACGATCACCGGCCTGATAAGCCCTCTCGGCTTGGCGACGACCGCTTTTGTCCTCATTGGCAGCGCAGCTGTTTCTTACTTCAGCGAGTGGATGTCCAAGGGATCGGAATCCAACAAGATTGCAGAGGAACAAGCCCGCCTTATCCAGACCGTTGCGGACAGATGGGGTGATGCCATACCGGCCCTGCGCGAATATGCGGATCAGCTCAAGCGAGCGAAAGATTTGGCTGATCTGAAGCAGGGGCTTGGCATCATCAACGAAGACACACTTGAGGGAGTGCGGGCCAAGATTGCCGAAACAGTTGTTTCCCTTGCCGACATGACTTCGCAGCTTAATGCCGCAGGTGAAGAGTCCACCATCATCAAGGAAATTGAAAACTCGTTCACGGCTTTCTCGAAGGCCGCCGATCAAGGCGCAGTCACGCTGTCAGAAGTCGAGCGCGTTCAAAATGCTCTGGCCGCAGCAATAAACAGCACGGGCCTGCCGGCAGTGTCCTCCTTTGCCGCCTTCTTTGAAAAGATGGGGAACTCAGCGCTTATAGCTAGTCAGAAGGTCAACGAAGCCACGAAGGCTGCAATGATCGCTCAGATAGCGTCTTACCCGTCACAGGGCGCGTATTCGAACGTAGAGCGCTCATCCGACGGCCCTATACAGAACCCAGGCTTTGCAACGCCAGAGTTTGGCCCTCGGCCCGAAAGCCGGCCGCTGATCGAGCTTGAAGGGCTTCCAAAGGTCAAAGGCTCCGGCGGCGCGAGGCAGAAGGCTTACGAGACAGCTACAGCTTCGATCAGCGAGCAGACGCGAGCGCTACAGGCACAGACGGCCGCGCAGGCCACGTTAAACCCGCTGGTGAGCGATTACGGCTATGCCGTCGCAAAGGCGAAGGTGGAAACGGATCTGCTGCTTGCGGCCGAGAAGGACAAGAAGGCGATAACGCCAGAGCTAACTGCCCAGATCAGCGCACAAGCCGAAAGCTACGCACAGGCTGTTGTCGAGCAAAACAAGCTCACGGAGGCGACGAAGAAGGCTCAGGAAAGTATGCAGTTCGCAAAATCAACAGCGGCTGGCTTCGTGAACGAGCTTCGCAATGGGCTAAGAAACGGAGAGAGCTTCTGGGAAGCTTTCGGTAATGCAGCTATCTCTGTCTTGGATAGGATCACCGATCGCCTTTTAAACGAGGTTTTGGACGCTGTTTTCCAAGTCTCCAATGCAGGCTCCTCCTCTGGCGGCGGGCTGCTTTCAAGCCTCTTTGGTGGGTTGTTCGGCGGCGGCAAGAGCTCGTTCCCGTCTCTGCCCGCTATCGGGCCTATCCCGAGCACTCGCTATGCTACGGGCACGGCGTCAGCGCGGGCTGGACTTGCACTCGTGGGTGAAGAAGGACCTGAGGTCGTCCGCTTCGGCGGTGGGGAATCGGTGATTCCTAACCATCGTCTTGGAAGCGGAGTAACTGGACAGGCTATGCAGGCCGCAAATCAGAATGTCACCTTCGCGCCAACGTACCAGATCGACGCCAGAGGCGCTGATGCTGCCGCTGTGGCGCGTATTCAGGCGGGTCTTGATAAGACCAACCAGAATATGAAGGCGACGATTGTCGACACTGTACGCAAGGCCCAGAAGGGCAACGTGAAGCTCGGTTGAGGGAGGGATAAATGGTACACGTCCCAGACCTCATCCGAGACAAGCTGATCGTCCCTGATGGGTACAGGTTCGCGCTGCTTTACCGGCAGGAGTATTCGCGCCAGGCAAACGGCATCACCATTCCGAAGGATATGGGGCGGCCGATCTGGACGATGGATGCAACGACAAAGCCGATGCCTCATGACGAGGCGTTGGCCTTTGAAGCGAAGATGGAAACGCTTGACGGCGGCCTTGGAACTTTCAACGCCTGGGATGTCCGAAAGCCCTATCCATCGGCTTACCGGAATGGTGATTTCGCGGACACGGGAAAGATTGGGACGATTGGATCGAACCGGAAGTCACTGTCTCTCTACAATCTGCCGGGAAACTTTGCCCTGTCGATGGGTGATTATCTGTCGTTTCAGGGGCACGGCTGGGCATCTCTGCACCGTATTGTGCAGGCTGTAACGGCCAATGGCAGCGGCGTGACAGCTCAGTTTGAGATCAGGCCGCATCTATGGTTCACAGTGGATGTGGACACGCCGGTCGTTCTTAAGAAGCCTTATACGGTCATGTCGGTTATTCCCGGCTCGATCGCGCCGTCACAGCACGACGCTTTGCATAGCGTGGTCACGTTCCAAGCCTATCAAGTGCCTTATTCGGGGTCGTGATGAGAAACATTTCCGCTGAGAACCTTGCGGCGCTTGAGGCGCGGCAACTGGTGTCGCGCGACTTCCTGTGGTTCGTTGCGCGGGACCGGTCAAGTGGCGCTCCCGTCACGGATGGCATGTGGTCAGACGTCGGGAACATTTCGGCTACTGTCGTCCACCCCGATACAGGGATTCCCGTCACACGGGACTGGTACGGATCAGGCACTCTTGTGCAGATAGATGACATTCCACTCGTCTCTAATCTATCAGTTCAGGATATCAACATCAGCCTGTCCCAAGTCAGTGAACATGTGCAGACGCTTGTTCGCCTCTATGACTGCAAGCAGGCGAGGGTGGAGATTTTCCGGGGGTTGTTCAACCCTGATACAAGGGAGATGGTGGCGCCTGCCGAATGCCGATTTGTCGGATTCATTGATACGATAAACATCCACACTCCGGGTGAGAACGAGGAAGGCTCTGTCACGATGGTGTGCAAGAGCTACACCCAAGAGATGACACGCTCGAATCCATCGACACGCAGCCATGCAACGCAAATTCTGCGGCAGGTTGGCGATGCTTTTTACACAGATGCCGACACCTCTTCTGAGTGGGAATTCTTCTGGGGTTCGGAAAAGGGCAAGGTTGCGACGCAGCCCAAGCGCAAGAAATTCCTAGGGATATTCTGATGGATGTTCGTTTCGCCACTGCCAGTAACCGCGATCGGGTGGTTTCCCTTCTGCGGGAGAGCCACGCAGAGCGCGGATATCAATACCCTTTTCAGGCGGCCTACGCAGTGAAGCTCTTTGAGCAACATCTTGCGCACAGTTGCGCATGTGTTTTGCTTCTTGGTGAGCCAGCGATAGGCGTTTTGATGGCGGTTGCCATTGAGCATCCGTTTGGGATGGGGCGCGTGTCCAGCGAAACTCTCTGGTACATCTCTCAATCATCGCGTGGCCGTGGTGGCTTCAAGATGCTTGATGCCTATGAGGAATGGGCAAGAAGTCAGCGGTGCAAATACGCTGGCATTGTGTCTCTGAAAGACAATGACGTCTCGAAGCTCTACGAACGGCGCGGCTATAGTGCTGTTGAAACTCATTTCATGAAGCCGCTTTAGCGGTCGACGCGAATCCCAAGGAAAATCGATGGCTATTTTCACGTCGGCAGGCATAGCTGCGGCGCTCAGTACCACGGCTGGGTTCTTCACGGCGGCCACTGCCTTTGTGCTCAACACGGCGGTTGGACTAGGTTTAAGTCTGCTCGGGCAAGCTCTTTCCGGCAAGACCAAAGACCCGACGTTCTCCATCAACGGCACGCTACAGGGCGGCGGCGATGTCTCTCGCTCTTTCATTCTCGGGAAAACCGCAACCGCCGGCTCGCTCGTCTTCGTCAACACATGGGGGCAGGACGGCGACACGCCGAACGCCTATCTGACGCAGGTTATTGCACTGTCGGATATGCCGGTGCGTGGCCTTGCTGAAGTCTGGGTGAACGGTGAGCGCGTCACGCTCGGCGGGCTGACGGATCGCGGCTACGCGGTCAACGAATATCCGGACAGCCTCTGGGTCAAATTCTACGACGGAACGCAGACGACTGCCGACAGCTTCCTGTTCACGTCGGTTTCGAACGGCAACAGATGGTGGAACCCGGATCGCATCGGGCGCGGCATTGCTTATGCGATCGTCACGGCTCGCGTCTCGAAGAACATGTTCTCCGGCGTGCCTTCCTTCAAGTTTGTTCTTGAAGGTATGCGCCTCTACGATATCTCGCGTGACAGCACGCAAGGCGGCGTAGGTCCGCAGCGTTATGCCGATCCCGCGACATGGGGCGGCGATGGCGACTTCCTGCCGGCGGTGCAGATTTACAACCTGCTGCGCGGCATCACCTATAGCGGCCAGTGGTTCTACGGCCTGCAGAACCTTTCATCTGCCCGTCTGCCTGCTGCCGCGTGGATCGCGCAGATCGAGAAGCACCGCGCCGGTATTCAGGAATCCACCGGCATCGTAAACACCTATCGGAGCGGCGGCGAAATTCAGGTCGAAGCGCCGCTAACCTCTGCTGTCGAGGCGTTGCTTACGGCGTGCCAAGGCAAGATTTCGGAAGTGGGTGGTGTCTATTATCTCCACTCAGGTGCGCCAGACGCGCCTATCATCGCCTTCACTGATAACGACATCCTGTCCACCGAAGAGCAGGAGTTTACGCCGTTCCTCGGTCTGGCTGACACGATCAACGGCGTTTCGGCCAACTATCCCTCTCCGGATGACGGGTGGGTGGTCAAGACTGCACCTCCGCTCTACCGGACGGACCTTGAAGCGATCGACGGCAACCGCCGCCTGATGGCCGACGTCGATCTGAACTTCGTTCCGTACGCGGAGCAAGTGCAGCGCTTGATGAAGTCGGCACTGGAGGAGGCTCGACGCTTCCGCAGGCACACGATTGTGCTGCCGCCGAGGTTCTGGGCCTACGCGACGCCTGGCACGGTGTTCTCTTGGACGTCAGAGCGCAACGGCTACGTCGCCAAGCTGATGCGGATCGATGGCGTTGCCGATCGTGCCAACCTTGACGTGATGATTGACATCACCGAGGTGGATCCGGCCGATTATGATTGGAATACGGGGGCGGACTTCCATCCTCCCGTGGATGGTCAGTTGGGCGTCATTCGTCCGACGCCGCAGGCGATTGTTGATTGGTTCGCTGAGCCGGCCACAATCAAGGACGCAGCTGGTGACGATCGCCGTCCAGCGATCAGACTGACATGGGACAACAGCGACGGTCGCCTCGATGATGTCATTGGCATCGAATACGAGGTGCGGCTTCAGGCCACGATTGAAAAAGTAAGTGAGGGGCGCACCGACCAGCCGCAGGTTGGATCGATGCTCATCTCGCAGAGCCTGCTGCCAAATGAAAGCTATGTCGTTCGCGGCCGGTACATCCCTGGCGGTGACAGGCCGGTCTTGTGGTCTGGATTCATCCCGGTCACAACGCCGAACATCCTGCTTTCCGACAAGGACGTCTTCGTTGACGTCGACTTCTCCGGCGTCGATAAGCAGCTATCCTGGCTCTACGACAACGCGAGAACGTCAAGGGACCGCATACAGGCGCTCATCGCTGCGCAGCTCGAAATGTCGACCGCCGGCATGGAGCATAGCGAGTCCATCCGGCGTGATCTGTCGGTTGCGCTTGGAAACGCCAGAGCTGACTACCGGGAGAGGATCGAGGTAGCTGTAAGCGAAACGGCTGCAGTCGCAACAAAGGTTGAAGAGCTTACAGTCTCCTTCAACGGCTCCATAGCCAGCCTCACTAGCCAAGTCATCGCTGTTGCCAACGCCAATGAGGCGCTTGTCGGCAGGGTTGACGAGATTGAGGTTGAATTCGGTGCTGCTACGGCTGGATTGTCGTCAGATATCCTTGCGGTAGCCAACGCTACATCAGCGCTGGCTACGAGGACGGATACGCTCACTGCGGCCTTGGGCGGAAACACCGCTGAGGTCAATGTGAAGTGGGAAGCAAGCGCCGGGCCGGCCGGGTATGCTGCTCGATACGCTATTGTTGCCGCGGTGAACGATGCATCGTTCCGGTCGGCAGCGTTGATGTTGGATGTTCCGTCTAGCACTTCGAGCCCGACCCGCATCATCATGCAGGCCGCGCAAATCCTGATGTACGGGACAGACCCTTCTTCGCTGAAGCGTCCTTTCGTCTTTCAGGACGGCGTCCTCTATCTCGATGACGTTCGGGTTAACAGCTTGTCGGCGCTGTCTGGCGAGCTTGGCAATGTCAATATCTCGAATGCCAACATCGGCACCTTGTTGGTTGGCACCTCTAATATTCCGCCGGGAGCAATTACAGTGATCGCGTCTAATTCTCAGGGTGGGAGTGAAAACGTCATCGAGGTGACGTTGAACCACGGATCTGGCGCCCCAACCCTTCGGATCGATTATCAGGCATCCATCAGCACCACCACTGCCTTTGGCGATGAAATCAAGAAAACCTTCACCCTCACGTCTGTGAACGATGGAGCCACCCTTGATGCCATGATCATCAACAACCGCAGTGCGGCTCAGGGAACGATTGGCGATTCCTCTTGGGCACTGTTCACGCCGCCCTCTGGCCGATCCCAAACGACATTTCGTGTCAGCCCATCGTTCAACGGGGCATTGCCGACGCAGTCCATGCGCATCGTCGCTCAGGCATTCAAAAGGTAAATCACCATGACAACCGGAAACACGATGCAGGTCGATCCGATCGTCGCCCTGCAAGAAGCGAACGCGCGTGAAGAATTCTTCAGGCAGCGCAACTTGTTCCTTGCTCAGTCCTATGCGTCGGCGACGTCTGAAATCGCTCGGCTGAACGCGAGGGTCGATGGCTTGGAGGCAGACCTTCGCCTCGCTCGCGGCGAAGTGGACGATACGCTTAATGGAGGCGCCGAATAATGGCAGGCGTTGCTTATTACAACACCGGCACGGCCACCGTTGCTGCGAATTCGAAGACTGTAACCGGGACCGGCACAAACTGGCTGTCCACGGTCGGCGGGCTTACGGCGATCAAGGCCGGTGATAAGTTTGGCATTCATGTCGGCCGCCCGATAATTATCGCTTCGGTCGACAGCAACACGCAGTTGACCCTTGAGGACAACTGGCCTGGCCCGGCACAGACCAATGCGGCGTACCGGATTGAACTGACGAGTCCCGACGTCATCGCCGTGGAAGCCCTGCGCCGGATGCTCGGCTCTTTGAGTTCTGGCGTGCTCTATGGGCTGTCGCAGCTGCCATCCACGCCAAGTAAGGCGCTGACGATTGATGAGGTTGGATCGGCCGCGCTCGCTGATATGGGGGCGACCGGCAAGTCCCTGCTTGCTTCGCTGAATAGCTCGGCGGCTTATGGCGTCCTTGGAATAATCCCTGATACGTCCCTTCCATCGGAAATTTCATCGTTCCCCGGAACGGCAACAAGACCAACAGATGCGGATAACTTCCGCAGGTTTGGCGTCGTTCAGGTGACAAGTTCTATTCTGAATATTCCCGTGGCAACTGCGGGCGTACTGTTCAACGTTCCGTATGATAATGGTACGTTGCGACAAATTTTCTGGCCAAATAATGCTGATACGGCATATTACCGGCGTCGAGCAGGAAGCTGGCTAGCTTGGAAGAGATTTGACGGCGATCTATCCGGCCCCGGCGCTGCTGTCGCCAACAACGCCCTTGTCGGATTTAATGGTACATCGGGGTATCTGACAAAGGCCCTGACCACGCTTGAGGCTCTTGCCAACCTTGGCCCTGTAGCCGGTGGCGTGGCTCCGGAACCTGCCGCAGCCGGCGTCGGTATGGCCAATGGCGATTTCGATACCGTGACTTACCCGGGCGAATATACCATCGCAGGTTCGTGGACGAACGGCCCGAATGGAGCGGCGGCAGCTAACTATGTTGGCGTCCTTAAGGTTCAGGCTCGATCATACAACAATCTGTATATTCACACACTGAGGCTTAACAACGGTGTGGTTTACAAACGCTACGGGTCATCTGGCCCGGCCTGGAATGCGTGGGAACGAACGGAAGATGCCTCAACTGCCGCATCTAGGGCATTGCTGGCGTTAACGCCTGCCGCAAACCAGCTTCCGTATTTCACAAGCGGGACCGCCGCAGCCCTTACGACGCTCTCCGCATTCGCCAGAACTGTCATTGATGACGCCAATGGCGCTGCAATGTTTGCCACCATGGGGGCAGATCAACTGCTTTCAGCAAATGGATGGGTGAAGCTCCCTAATGGATTGATTATCCAATGGGGGCAAGGATCGGCAGGTAGCGGAACAGCAACAATTGCTTTCCCGATGGCGTTTCCAAACGCATGCTACGGTGTCACCCTTGGAACCGAAATATCGAACACTACAGCAGCAGAGCTTTACACCACACACGTAAGCTCGAAGACACTGACGAACTTCGTTCTGAACGGACGGTTTGTTGTTGGTGGAAGCGTTGGCGCCGGTGGTGTTCCTGCAAACTTTATCGCGATTGGGAGATAAGAAATGTCAGGTTTCCAAGAACTGATCGATGCAGAATTCGAGCACAACAATGACGGCGAAGAATTCGTCGCCAATGTTTATTATGGCGTTTTCGACGCCGATGGCTTCCCGACGGCGTTCTATTGCAGCAGTTTGCACGGCGCCACCGTCCCGGCAGATGCGACAATCATCACTGATGAGCAGTGGAAAGAATTTGTCGATAACGCTGGTTTTCGAAAGTGGGTTGATGGGGAAGTGGTTGAATACGCGCCCCCGGTCGCCCCTGAGCCGGCCACGGTCGTTTACAGCGTTGATCTCTGGTCTCGCATGACGGACGCCGAGGCCAATCAGGTCGGCGCGGAAATGGAGCAGCAGCCTTTCCGCATCCGTCGAATCTTCGAAAGCGCCGGCTCTTACCGGAGCAACCATGAACTGTGGCCGCTCCTTCAGCAGATCGCCACGACGCTCTTCGGTGCGGAGCGTGCGGGGGAAATTCTGGCGCCTTCCGCTGTCGCGCCGTGACGGCGTTAAATAACTGAGTATTCGCGGCCACGCCTCGATGATTTTTGGAAAACGGCGATGGATGGCTTTTTCGAACGTCGAACCTTAATCATGTGTGGCGACACCTCAAAGCTTTCCATTGAGGTGCTAAGAGCCATCTCTTCCATCAAGTCAATCGCGAGATTGGCCAGTGATCCATGTTCTGCCCACGGATGGTCTGGCGCTTGGTAACTATCGAAAAAGCTCCAGCTCCAATCCTCAATAATATACAGCCCACCGGGCCGCAGTTTCGGGAAAAGCGTCCTGAAGCTCGCCTTGGTCTGATCATAAAAGTGCGAGGCATCGTCAACAACCAGATCCAGTTCGCCGCCAAAGTCAGTTTCCACAATCTCGGCAAGCTTTGCCTCATCGTCCTGAGACGTCCCGTAATATAGTTTGGCACGGCCCTGTCGAGCTTCAATGTACGTGTTGAGCGCGGGGATCGGAACCTCCGACAGTTCGACCGCGGCAATCTTCCTGGGTTTGAAGACCTCGTTCAGAAAGACGAACGAGCCTCCCTGGTAAACGCCGAGTTCGAGAATCCGCTTAAAGTCCTCACCCTCGTGGACGAGGTATTGGTCAAGGAATGAGCGAGATTTCATCATTGTGAAATCGGACTGCTGCGACTTCCGTTTGCTGCCGCCATACTCGTAATCCATCGTGATGCGATGGCCGCCGACTGAAAAAGTCGCCCTGTCGTGCCAAGTCACCTTTGATTTGGATTTGCCAGTAAGCCGTCGCAGCCAGTCCATTATTCCCTCCTCGTGTAGCGTGATTGGGATACCCACAATCGCTCCATGAAAATGGTAATACCTGCAACTTGAAAATGTTCCGGCCATCGCCGGCAATTCTAAAATCACCCGCAATCGTGACAAAAACAAAAGAGGCCCGGCGAAATAGGAATCGCAGCGGGCCTCTATGCTGAAGAAGATTTGGAACACCCACAGCCCGTAGACAATCTGTCAGAATTTGCAGATCGTCAAGCTAGGGACAGCGAAAGAGGCCCGACACCCTACCACAAATGTCAGGCCTCTGCGCCGCGCTACCGTCCACAGAGCACGACTATTCAAGGCTAACGCCGCTGGGCAGGACCGGCAACCTTAAGAAATCGCCCACAATCAGGAGAACACTATGGCTCGGGAAACACTTCCCGTCGCTCTCGACCTTATGTTTGGTCACGAGGGCGGCTACGTGAATGCCAAGACGGATCGGGGCGGCCCGACCAAATATGGCATTACCCATAAGACACTCGCTGCACATCGCGGCGTTGCTTCCGTCACGGCCGAACAGGTCAAGGCAATGACGAGGGAAGAGGCCACCGAAATCTATCGCCGATCGTATTGGGTGCAGAGCGGCGGCGACTTGCTGCCAAAGGGCCTCGATTACGCAGCGTTCGATTTCGGCGTGAATTCTGGCCCGGCAACCGCAGTGCGTCGCCTTCAACGCGTCCTTGGTGTGCGAGAAGATGGCGTTGTCGGAGAGCAGACTGTGGCTGCCGTCAAATCCTATCATGGCGGCATCTCAAAACTCATCCGCGACTATTGTGACGAGCGCATGGCCTATCTGCGTAGCCTCACGAACGCCAAGACCGGCTTCCCTGTCAATGGCCGTGGCTGGACGATCCGGGTGACTGGTAAGGATCCGAAAGGTCAGTGGGCGGATCAGCTCGGCGTCGTCGGTAACGCCCTCCGTCTGGCTACGCTCAGCGCTGATATGGTCAAAGAGGTCAATGTCCCAGAAGAAGGTCAGGCGAAAGCCGATGTTCGCGACACAGGCATCATCGAGGTCATCAAGAAGCCTGAGGCATGGGGACCGCTCGGCGGTTTCCTGTCGGCGGCCGGCGCCATCTTCGCGGGATCGGGCCCGGTGCAGTGGGCGCTTGCCGCGCTGATGATTGGCGGAGGCATCCTCGGCTTCATTTATCTGGTCAAGCGCGTGAGGGCGGCCTGATGTGGGCGCTTATTCCGAACTGGCTCAAGATCGCAGCGGTGACCATTGCTGGCGCCGCAGTTCTTTCCATCGCGTCGTTTCAGATCGGCAAGCGCGAGGGCAGGTCTGCCACCCAGATCGAGGCCGCCAAGGAAGCGCTCGACCGCATCAACAATCTGGAGAAAAACAATGCGTCTTTCCGCAATCTTACGGATCGTGGCCGTTGCCTCGTGTTCATGCGCGATAGCGGCTTGCCAGACAGCGCCTGCGACTAATGGGGCTGGTTACAGCTTCATCAGGTTTTCGGACCCGCAGGCGGCGCGCCTGGCATCTCAGGATGAGACGGCCGGTCCCGCCATTAATTCGAACAATCGCCAGTGTGCGGCTGATGCTGCCTGCCGGAAATAGGACGTCATTGACGTGTCGAGGAGAGACAACGGTATCAGTGCTTTTGGATAGCTCATCCAACTTCCATCGTCCCGGAGACACCAAAAGAAGGATATGTCATCGCCCCTGCCGCAACTGTCGCCGCCGGCTCGTGAATTCGTATAAGTTCACGCAGATTTTTTTGGGCTTCGGTTTGGTTCGCCTTGGTCGGTAGCCACTGCTTTATTGCCTCGCACATCGCCTTAGCGAAGAGATCGACCGGGATATATAGAATATTCATGATCTCAGTTATGTGCGGATCTGAATCATCAGTTGGTGGCTTTACGAAGTGGTACGTCTCTATTGCCACCTTGGCCTTCTGGTCAGAAGTATTGGCTCGACCCTCGTGGGTGATCGCGCACCTGAGTGCGTAACAATCTTCACCTGCCAATGTGTGGTTGGTTTTTTCGATTTTGAACCAGGCATCGAACCATTTGGCGTATCTGTCTCCTGAGTTCTTGTTCGAAGGTTCGTCGATGCGGCCACAGATATCTGGCATCAACAGCGAGAGCGATAATGCGGCGAGCCAGTTTTCTTGGCGAATTGCGTCTTCAATTGCATTTATAAAGTCTTCCACGATGACTCCGTGCTTGTTTCAGAGAGTTCAAGCAAATGCGGATGAGTACGTCGAGAACTTCGTTCCACAATGATTAACTATCGATTGATCGGCCCTTTGTGGGCTTTTCTTTACTCGCATCGCAAGGGCGGACAATGACACCCACGACAGAAGATAGCGATCTGCGCACCAGAGTTGTGAGCGTGGAGCATGGCATTACGGCCATGCAGGCGCGCTTGGATGCTATTGAAAAATGGCAGCGCCAGGTGGAGATTGCCGATGCCCGAGCTGATGAAAGATGGAAACACGTGGACAACAGGTTCAACGACCTCGACAAGAAGATCGAGAAAATCAGCGGCATTCTCTCAAAGCTGATGTGGTTGGTCATCACCGGGATAGGGGCGGCCTTTATTGCCTTCGTCATCAACGGTGGGATGCGGGTTCCTTGAACATATCCCGGTGCGGATAATGTTCCCAGCAATGCCATGTTGACTTCTCAGCCTTCGACCGACTGAATCCAAACCCGCCCCAAGCCTTACACCCGGGATGCTCGCAATAGTGATTCTCGTGGACGCCGTCTCCGACTTTGTTGTTTTGGTCGCTCATTCTTCAATGGCCTTTATGCGGTGTTCTCGGTGGGTCGAAGGCGGCAACCGGGGAAGGGCCACGGGCATGCATTTCCTTCGTCCATTCGTGGAGGGCATCAGCTGGAGAATCAGCCTTCACCCATGAAATGAGAGGGCCTGATAATGCCGGATCGATGTAAAGAACAGCAGCAAGCTTTAACGCATCGCTGAACATCATTTGCATTGTGGCGCCTGATGTTCGGTTGTCATCGCTCCAGAACCTTTCAGGACCAGCGTAGGCGTAAACCTCAAGGAACCCGGGTTTGGTTTTGATGGCATCAATCAGCCGGTCATCAATGTTCGATAGAGCCACTTCATCCAGATCCATGTAATCGCCGTCGGCTTGCTTCCTAATGATGAGGATGCCACGCGCCTTTAGGGCTTCTGGCTTTATAAGCATCTGCCATCTCCTACCCGAATAGATCGGCCGACTTCTTCTCATCCTCGACGGGCAACAACACGAGCCCGGCATCAGGCAATGGCCGCTGAAGCTCTTTCGCTACTTCCCATGGCGCCGTTAGCCAAAGCTCCACCTCATCCTTGTTTGTCAGGATAACCGGCATCGCCTTCGGGTGGATCGGCTTCACGACGCTGTTCGGGGCGGTCGTTAGGAAACCGAAAAGCTGGTGATCGCCCTCGCGCGGGTTTTTCATCGAACCGCGGACGCCATGCCAGTCTGTCCAGATGCCGGCGAAGAAGGCGAGGGGCGCTTCCTCGTTCAGCGCAAACCAGCGTTTCGTCTTTCGGGGCTTGGTGTCTTCCCATTCGCAAAAAGTGGTCCACGGCACCACGCAGCGGTTTTCTGGCCGAAGCCATCGGCGCCAATGCGGGGAGGTGACATTGCGGATGTTGGTTACGCCGGTATCAGGCTTACCCTGTGTGACGAACTGCGGCGACGGCATGCCCCACGTCAGCCCGACCAACTCCCGGCCTTTCTCTCCGTTGCGAACCACTGGCGCCGGTCGGTCTGGATAGACCTCAACGTCAGGCTCCAGGTTAAGGCGCTCCTCCATGATCCCCACGATATCGCGGATGGACTCTTGATTTGTTTTCACGCGGTACAGATTGCACATGTGCTTCTCCTCAAGGCGAAACGCCAACACTTCCTTCCTGCGTTCAATCTCAATATCACGTTGTTTGGCTGCGGGTGAATCGCGCGGCGAATGATCGGGGCTTAAATTCGCCTGTCCCGGTCTGTTGCAATGGGTGCATGCCCAGCGCCAGTTGAGATAGCTTTTCAACGGCGGCAGTTTCTCCAGATCAATTTTGACCGCGCGGTTACATGGCACACAATAGACCGTCACGGTGTAACAGTTTACCCACAAATAACCGTAGGTGCCGGGAGTTGGTTTAAAACTCAT